GCATGAAGCTAGAGGGAGTGCTGCTGTGCGTGCGCTGCGGCGGCGAGCTGACGGACCTGAAGATCGCTGACGACGAGGGAACCGTCTGCATAGACGAGACCGCGTGCACCCTCGTTCAGTGGCTGGGAATACTTCTCGCGCCTCCTGGGTTACACACAGCATGACCATTCACAGCGCTCCGTTCACGGAGCTGAAGCACGATGGCCGCGTGTACACCATCTCGGTCGAGACCTTCGACCCGGATCGCTCGCGGACCATGCTGGACTACCACAACAACGGCAAGCAGCGGAAGCTCAAGGAAAACCTCGTCCGCCGGTACGCCCAGGACATGCAGTTCGGTCTCTGGACCCTGACGGGCGAGACTGTCGTCTTCGACAGCAACGGCGACCTGCTCAACGGGCAGCACCGTTTCCGTGCCTCGGTCAAGTACGGCACCACGTTCACTACCTTCGTCATCTCGGGAGCGGACCCGGCTGTCATACGCGACATGGACCAGGGCGGCAAGCGAACTGCCGCTGACGACGCCGGCATGAACGGCGAGGCGAACGCCACCACCTACACCGCACTCGCCAGCTCCGAGCTGATCTTCAAGAACTCCTCGGCCGGCTACGGGGTGCGGAACGCGGGGCAGTGGGCTGTTTCCAAGTCTGCCATCGCGGCCTACCTGGACAGTCACCCCGAGCGGGCCCAGCTCCTGCGCGAGGCGGCGTCCTTCTACCACCGGGGCATCGCGCCCAACCCGTACGTGTTCCGGACCACGGTCATGTTCGGCCTGGTCTACCTGCACATGCTCGACGCGGGAGTTCCGGTGGCCTCGGCCCAGGAGTTCTTCACCCAGCTCCGTACCGGCGAGGAGCTTCGCCACGGGTCTCCGGTCAAGTCACTGCGCGAGCGGCTGATCCAGGCCAAGTCCGACCACGAGCACCTGACCGGCCTCCAGGTGGCGCACATGCTGATCACGGCGTGGAACGCCTACCGGCTGGGCGAGGACAGGACTCAGGTCAAGGTCTACGCTCACGACCACCTGGCCCGGATCAAGGACTTCCCGAAGATCATCGGCGGCGAGGTCAAGACCCCGGAATAACCAACTGGGCAAGGGCCATCGCCGGGAGGCAGTAGGCCCGCTACCCAGTGTGAAGACAGGTAACACATGCCAAACGACTCAGAACTGATCAGCATCGCTGTGGACCTGCGCCAGCACATGGACGCGCGGGTTGACAACTGCTCGTACGTGTCCAGGGTGGTGACCACCGGCAAGGGGAACAAGTGGTTCCAGGTGATCACCGGCGACGGCTCGTACATGATCCTCGTCAAGAAGATCGACCCGGAGGACACATGACGCTGCGAGCAGGAATGTACGACGCCAGCCGGCCGCGCTTCCGGGGCGTGATCCGCAACGACAGCTACCCCTGGTACGTCTGCTCGGAAGAGCACCCTGACCCGGACGATGCGCGTGCGTGCTCGCGGCGGGCGCTGGTGCAGGTGAAGAAGCTCGACCCGGAGAACAAGGGACTGCACACGAGCGACCTGCCCGAGGGATGGCACGTCTTCAACAGAGCCTACGACGGAGACCTGTAGATGGAGCCGCCGGAGATCAAGAAGCTTGACTTCTCGGAGTTCCACCCGCTCGACCACAGCCTCTGGGAATGCCGGGACTATCCGGGCGGACGGCGCACGCACCTGGAGTACCGCTGGCAGTTCCAGTGGAAGGACAAGCTGCACGAACTGACCCTCTGCCGGGTCGGGCGGCACAAGTGGACCGAGTGGTACGGACCCGGCAAGCAGTCCGGTGTGTGCTGCCAGAGCTGCTACAAGGATGAAGACTTAGGAGTTCAGAAAATGGCTGAGGTATCCTCAACCCGTATAGCTAACGCACTGGAGCGCATAGCCGATGTGCTTGAGCATTTCGAGGTACAGCAAATGGGCACCGTGGACCTGGACGGGCAGCAGGTAACGCCTGCCGAGTTCAGGACGGTCCAGCGGGCGCGGGAAAGCGCTCACCGGGCACGACCACACCCAAGACCCGATACCACGTAAGGATTCTCATGAACAAGCTCAAGCGGCTAGCCGCCATGGCAGCCGTACCGATCGCCATCGGAACCGGGGCGGCGGGGCTTCTCGCCTCGGGCTCGGCTCACGCCGCGACCACCACCGTCAGCGCTACCACGGCGCTGCACGCCCGCCCGGACTCCGGCTACGGAGGCAATACCTGGGCGAACGACTCGCTGTCCCGGCAGGCTGTCGTCACCCTCAACGGGGCTGACTTCACCCTCACGGACTGCGGCGCGGCGGCGGCATCCTGCTACAACTACTCCGCGACCATCTCTGACGCGGGCACCGCCTACGCCATCACAGGGGCGACCTCCCCTGGCAGCCAGGCGGTTCCCATCAAGGGGACGCCATCGGCTGCGGTCAAGGGCAACGCCACCGTCACGTTCCACGCCAGCTCCAGCTCACCCGACGCCACGCTGGTGCCAACCTCGCTGACGGGCTCGGGCGACGCCATGCAGTCCACCACCAACTGGGTCGAGCAGTTCTTCCCGTCCGGCACCACGTTCGGCTCGGGTCCTGTGCTCACCAACTGGTCGTGGACCTACGATGACACCGCCAACTGCCAGACCTGGGTGGACGCGCTCAACGGCACCAAGGCCACCAGCGGCGACATCACCGGGGTGAACATGTGCCCGCCCCCTGCGGCGGTTCCGGTCCTGTCTGGCGGCAAGGCGGTCTTCGTGACCAACAACCGCGAGAACGTGACCTGGACCCAGAGCCTCGCGTCCTGGGACAAGCTGGTCATCAACGGGCCGGGCTTCGCCGGTCAGGTCGGGTGGGTTGACGGCCACGCGGGCAGCGGTAACCTCGGGGCCTACACCGGCCTGCACTTCAAGCACGGCTACGGGGTCACCATCACCCCCTACACCGCCAAGAACGGCTCGCCTGTGGCTGGTGCCAAGTCAGGTACCATCTACTTCGTGAGCTAGGGGAGCCCACCTAGTGAAGCCGGAGCCCGTTGTCATGACGGTCTCCGGCTTCGCTGTCTTGATAGGATTACTGCATGACTGACCAGGTGCACGAGCGTCCCGCCAAGCCCGCCAAGAGGCGAGTCAAGGTCGAGCCCGAGCCGGGCGGCCAGCTTGAGCAGTACCTGATCGAGAACAAGAAGGCCCACGACGACGCCGAGCAGGCCAACGAGCGTGAGGGCGAGTTCAAGCGGGCCATCAAGGCGTTCCTCCTGGGACTGTTCCCGGACGGCCAGGGGCTGCCTGACGGCTTCGACATCGCCGCTGACCCGCACGGCCGGTACCCTGGCTACAGCATGACGCTCAAGAGCGGCAAGCGATTCGACCAGAAGCTGTTCCTGAAAGACGCGGGCGAGGCGCTGTACCAGCGCTACGAGGTGGAGATCACCCCGACGTGGGAGCTGCGGGAGAGCCAGCAGGGGAGGCGACGGTGACATCCATGACGCCGGAGGAGTTCGACGACTTCACAGCCAGGCACCACATCAAGTGGGAAGAAATCCCGATGCTGGACACCTCGCAGATAGACCGATGGATGGACGAGCACCCTATGCGATCATCACAGCCCGTCGAGGGCAGGGCGCAGACCGACGAGCAGAAGAAGCAGGTCATGGACCGCCTGCTGGACGCCTGGAAGCGCAACCCCAAGCTCCGGCTCGGCCAGCTTATCTACTGCGTCACGGGCGGGAACGCTGACGAGGTGCTGTTCAGCATCGAGGACTTCCCGTTCATCGAGACCGCCGAAGCGTGGGGGAAGCCGTAATGCAGCACGTCAGGTGGGTACCCACTCCCTCGGGCCGGTCGCTGGCGGCCTTCCTGCGCAAGTCCCGCATCAATCAGGGCGGCACGTTCTGGTACTGCCGTCACCAGACCGAGGGCGTGCAGGACTGCGTGTACCGGAACCGCAGGCAGGCCAAGGTGCGACGGCACTGGAAGCTCGTGCACTGCACAGACCCCCGCTGGCACCCGCTGTTCTGCTCGTGCCTGTTCTAGTGTGAAGTGAGGTAACAGTGAGCAAGGGAAGGCACCGCAAGCGGCGGTGGTACGACAGCAGACCCAGGCTGGCCGCAGTGACCGCCGTGCCCACTGCTATCGCCATCGCCGCGACGCTGGCCCCGGCTAATAGCACGTCATCCCTGGCCGACGCCACCACGGGCTCGCTGCCCAAGCTGTCTGAGCACCCCACCGGGCCCGTCACGATCCCGTCTCTCGCACTGTCGGATGACGTGGCGCGTAACGAGGCCAGGCAAGCCGTGCACTACCACCACTTCAGCAGCCAGGTCGCGGCAGCCGAGCACCAGGCCCACACGGAGCACACAGCCCGCCTGGAGGCCGAGACGGCGGTCATGCCAGCCGTCACCACAGCGAAGCCGTCGTACACCCCTGCGTCCGCTCCTGCCCCTGTCACACCCGCTGCGCCGGTAACTACCACCGCGACCCAGACTCCCGCCGCGACATCCGTTAACTCCTCGGGCCAGTCGTTCAGTCAGATGCTGCTTGCCAAGGCGGAGACGCAAGCCGGAACGCCGTACGTGTGGGGCGGTGCCGCGCCGGGAGGGTTCGACTGCTCCGGCCTGATCTACTGGGCGGCCATGGCTCTGGGAGTTCAGAACATGCCACGGGACACCTACAGCATGCTCGCGGCGGCCGGCGGCCTGCTGGTGCAGACGGACACCCCCGAGCCAGGCGACCTGGCGTTCTTCGGCAGCGAGCACGTGGAGCTGTACGTCAGCCCCGGCGTGTTCTTCGGGGCGCAGCAGACCGGCACGCTGGTAGGGTTCCACGACTACGGCACCGGCTACGTGCCGACCGCCTACTACTACGTGAGCTGAGATATGGGAATGCTTGACGCGGCGGCCAGCCGTGTGCTCGCGGGCACGACCGTTGAGCTGAAGCCCACGGGCTCGTCGATGGTCCCGCTGATCCGCAGTAAGCAGCGCGTCCTTCTCGCCCCGGTAGACCCGGCGAAGGTCGAGGTAGGCGACATCGTTCTCGCGCGCGTCGCCGGCACAGTCCGCCTGCACCTGGTGTCGGCTGTGGACCAGGCCAGGAAGCGGGTGCAGATCAGCAACAATCACGGCCACGTCAACGGCTGGACCAGTCACGACCGCGTGTTCGGTATCTGCGTTGCCGTTGACGACGTGCCCCGGCCTGGTGCCGGCGCTAAGGTGAGGTGACTCATGCAGTTCTTGCCCAGGCACTGCCCGCCGTCGTGCCTCTTCCACAGGTGGTGGGCGTGGTACGGGGAGCCGGCGAAGCCGCACCTGGTGGGCATCACCGTCCTCGGGGCCGGCCTCTACTGGGGTGAGGGAAGGATCGAGGGAGGCGACCTAGTTGAACGCGACGGAACCTGACCTGGACTTTGACCTGCTCGATGACTTTGACGAGACGATCCCCTGCCGGTTCTACGAGTGGTGGAGTGACACGTCAAGGGGCTGGTGCAAGAAGTACGCCACGCACCGGGTGGTGGTCGCGTGCGAGTGCCGCAGTGTCAACTGGCTGCTGTGCGACGGCTGCACTGACTTCGTGCACGACCACGTGGACAGGATCGAGTGCCTGCTCGGGCACCATCCGCTCCGGGTCAGGGAAGTTACGCCGCTGTGAGCTAGACTCACGGTGTGAACAAGCTGGAAGAGTTCGCGGCGCAGCCTACCGTCTCGCCCGTGTATGTGCAGAACGGTAACACCCCGTGGGCCCAGCGGTACGCCCAGGAGCTGAGAGAGGCCGTCCTTGAGTACGCAGACCGGCTGCCCCGCAACACCCAGCGCCACCTCGGACCCTCGGAACTCGGTCATCATTGTGACCGCCAGCTCGTCGGGAAGATGGCTGGAGTCACGTTCGGCCACGGTGGCAACCGCCTGCACGACTCCTGGCCCTCAATCGTTGGTACTGCGCTTCACTCGTTCATGGACGACGCGTTTAAGTGGCACAGTCAGTGGAAGAGCCAGGGCCGGTGGATCTCTGAGCAGCGTGTCTGCCCGGACCCAGGGGCTGTCTCTCCGCACCCCGGCACGGCTGACCTGTTCGACACCATGACGGCGACGCTCGGGGACCACAAGATGCAGTCCGAGGCCATCAGGACCAGGCTGCGACGCCACGGGCCGCCCTACCACTACTATGTCCAGATGCTGCTGTACGCCCTCGGGTACATGCACAAGGGCTTCGACGTGCAGCGCATCGTGCTGATCTCCTGGCCGCGCACCCAGTCCACGCTCAACGACATGTACGTGTGGGAGAAGCCTCTCACCATATCGGACCTGCGTGAGGTCGAGCAGGTGCTGGCCAAGACCGTGATCCGCGAGCAGCTTGCGAAGTTCATCATCGACGGGTCGATGTCGTTCTGGGACGTGCCGGCCATCCCGTCAGAAGATGATTGTCAATATTGTCCCTTCTACAACCCCGCTGCTATGGGCGAGGGGACGAATCAGGGCTGTCCGGGGACGAGTCTTCGACGGGCAGGGTAAGGCAGCCGCCGTTGACGGTTACGCCGTCGCACCGGATCTCGTACCAGCCCGGCATCATGTCATCGTGCTTGAACACGTCGATGCTGGACACCATGTTGCTGCGCAGGAAGAGGTGCACGCCGTCCGTGTACTTGAAGGCGTCTTTCATCGCCGCGATCACGCTCGGGTGGCAGTGCAGCTCGTACCGCTTCGGCCTCGGGAAGCTGGATACCATCCGCATCAGCTCGTCGTAGTTCACAGGGCCACCAGGAGCACTATCACCAGGGCCAGGGTTGCGATAGCCGCGTACGGGACGAACGTGAACCACGGGCGGCGCGTGTCAAGTGCCTGCTCAGCCTTCAGCAGCTCAAGCTCAGTGAGCTTAGCCGTCTCTCCGTGGAACGCGCTCACGCACGCCGGGCACACCCAGTACAGCTCCGTCTTGCGGTGGTCGCTGCTGTGCTTGCCCAGCTCGCAGTTCGCCATGTGTCCTCCTGTTTAGGGGGCGGTAGCCAGCCGGGTGACCTTTCGGACTCGTGCGTCGTCTGCCCGCGTGGCAGGTCACCCTTCAACCGGGGTTAATCAGGCTAGGCCCGGCTACCGCGTCTGTGGGGAGCGGGGCCAGCCGGACTCCCTTCAGGGATCGTCATGTATGTCCTATGGGCCCTTGCCGAGGGAGTCCTTCACCGAGTTGGAGGTCTCGGCTAGGCCCGGCCCCGCGCCATCTTGTACAACACCCCTGGGCGGGGGTTATTCCGCGCCCGCGCATGTGGATTGAGGTAACAGCTCGTTCCGGCTGAAATGTCCGGGTTGGTGTGTATAGTGGGGTTTGCCCCGCTGGGAAGTGGTGGCGGGGAGACCACCCCGGAGCGTGCGAGGATGACGCTCCCCAACGGACTTGCCACTCGAATCGCGCCTCCCGCGAAGGGAACTAGCACCGTGACTTACCCAGCCCAGCCTCCGTATCCTCCTCAGCCCGGCTACCCGCCTCAGACTCCTGCGCCGACTTACTACCCGCCTCAGACTTACTACCAGCCTCAGCCGGGCTACCCACCGCAGTCCCCGCCCCAGCAGTACGCCCAGCAGGCACCGCCTCAGCCGGCCCTCGCACGAGGGTCACTGGAGGACTTCGTAGACCAGCCGTCGGGCGGGGGCGGGGCTGCTACCTCCAAGTTCTTCACCCCGCAGCGCCCCCAGGGATCGTGGCTGCACCTGCGCGTCGCCCGCGACATCAACGCCACGGACGTGCGCCAGCAGACGGACAAGTTCAACACCCCGCTGACGTTCAAGTCCACGGGCAAGCCCAAGTTCCAGACGCTGGTGCCGTGCCAGCTCGTGAACAGCAGCGACCCGGCGGCCACCCAGCAGTCGTTCTCGGACGGCAACGTGACCGTCTACCTCAAGGGCGTGCCGTTCGACGCGTTCAAGGCGGCCATGGCGGCGGCGGGCATCGCGGACCCCGCGAAGGCGTTCGCGTCCGGCCAGCTCGGCGGCGCTGAGTTCTACATGATCTCGGCCGGCCAGAAGCAGTACGGCAACGGCAACCCGACCAACCTGTTCGACTTCAGGTACACGCCGAACGGCCGGGAGAACAACGCGGTGCCCGTGGAGCCTGTCCACGCACCGACCGCTACCTCTGCGGACCCTACCCAGGGCGGTGCCCCGGCAGTTGCCCCGCCACCTGCGCCTGCCGCCGTCTTTACCCCTCCGCCTGCCCCTGCGGCGAGCCCGCCCCCTGCGCCTTCTGCGCCGCCAACGACGCCGCCTGCCTATGACCCGCAGTACCAGGCGTGGGTCGCGGCGCAGCAGCAGCCTGCCCCTCCTGCACCACCCCAGGGGTATGCGCAGCCGCAGCCTGGTGCTGGACCCGTTCCGCCGCCCGTCCCCGGTTACGGTCAGCAGCCACCGGCTCCCCCGGCACCACAGGGCGCGACGACCATGACCCCGGAGATGTCGGCGCTGCTCCAGCGGCTCCAGGGCCAGCAGCAGTGACCGACGCGTCCTTCGGCCAGGTGCTCATGCAGCTATCGGCGGAGGAGCTGAAGGCGCTGCGGCAGGGGCTGATCGGGTCAACGCTCGACATGAAGCTGCGGCAGGCAATTGAATCCCTCCAGCCGCCGAAGCCGAAGACCGCGTGCCCTTCGCACGACGAGTTCGAGGCAGCTACCGGCCTGAAGGGTGACAAGTGCTGGCTGGCGTTCCTGGAAGGGTACGCCCGCGAGCTGGGCGCGATGACCGCCAGGCACCGCTTCGACCCCGGTAACCACAGGTACGGCCTGTAGGTAAGCTGTAGGACGCCGCCGTACCGCGAGAACTGACACTCCCCAGGGGGTTGAACCTGGGACGGCGGCCCCTACTGTGAAACGAGGTAACACCATGGCTGACAGCCTGCGGTGGTTCGTCATGCTGACGGACGGCCCGACCCGGCGGCACTGCTGGGTGGACAAGCACGTCAAGGTAGGCGACAAGCTCACCCTGAAGAACAGCGAGGAGCCTGACCGCTTCTGGCTTGTCGAGTACGTGAGCGCACAGGGGCGGTTCGCGGCCGACATCGACCAGAGCTGGCACGTCGGGGGCATGTGATGGGCCGCCGGGACTCGGAGACGCCGTGGTTCTCGGTCACCCTGGCGGACTGCACGGTGCAGACGTTCCGGTCGGGAGGGCCCGGCGGGCAGCACCAGAACAAGACCGAGAGCGGCGTGCGCATCATCCACCGTGAGTCAGGTGCGACAGGCGAGAGCCGTGAGCACAGGTCACAGCTCCAGAACAAGAAGCTGGCGTTCAGGCGCATGACGGAGCACGTGAAGTTCGGCATCTGGCTGACGCGCGAGATGCACAGGCGTCGCGGCATTCCCTCGCCCGAGGAGCGTGCCGCCAAGGACATGATCCCGGACAACCTGAAGGTCGAGGTCAAGGTGGACGGCAAGTGGGCGGTGGAAGATGCCTGAGTGCAAGATGCCGCCGCGCGGCTGGTGGTGCAGCCGGACTCCGGGGCACGAGGGACCGTGCGCGGCGCGGCCGAAGTGGTGGAACCGGAGTCCCGGTGCCCGCGTCTACAGGTCTGCCGTTAAGGGCCTGCTTTACCTGCCCCGGAGGTGGTGGCAGTGGTAGACCTGTCTGACGGGCGCTACGCCCGGGCGGTGCTGGACGCCAAGATCGAGTGCGCGGCCTACCACCCCACCGGCAACTGCGATCACCCGCGCTACATGCGCCTGCACGTGGACGGCTACGAGTGGCAGGCGTCCGAGGTCATGGCCCAGCTCCGTAGACTGACCGCCCTGCCTGCCAAGACCAAGGACGGCACGGGCGACGTGAAGGTACCGCTGACGTGGGCGATCGTCACGCAGGTCTCCCGGCTGATGGCGGACAAGGACTACGGCTGGCGGCCGGACCCGCCCCTCAACAGGTGGATCGCGGACGAGGTAGAGCGGCGGTTCGCGGCCTACGGGTCGGTCTCTGACCTGAAGTTCGACGTGAGCCAGCTCGACTGGACGCCCATGCCCCACCAGCTCTCGGGGATGTTCGTCGGCGCGCTCAACAAGCGGTTCTTCTTCTGCGACGACATGAGGACCGGCAAGACCCGCACCGCCCTGCTGACCCTGGCCGAGCTGGAGGCCCGAGGTGAGAACCCGTTTCCCGCACTGGTGGTGTGCCCGGCTTCCGTTGTCGGCTCCTGGCTGGAGGAGCTGGAAGCTGCATTTCCAGACTGGCCGGCTGCGGCTTACCGTGGTACTAAGCGCAAGAACCTCTCGTCCAGGTACAAGGTCTACGTCGCGAGCTGGAACACCTTCCGCACGGACATGAAGCACGCGCACGACGAGCTGCCCGCGCTCTTGAAGTTCATGGTCCCGAAGACGATCGTCATGGACGAGGCCCACGCCCTGTGCAACACCACCACGGCGCAGTCGGTCGCGGCGGGCAAGGTAGCGCGGGTCACCGATTACGTCTTCCCCATGTCTGGCACCCCCATCACCCGTGACGTGGGCGGCTTCTGGCGGGCAATGGGCGTGCTCGACGTGCGGTCCTTCCCTGACGAGGACCGCTACAAGGACATGTACACCGACCGCTTCCACGGTGAGTACCGCGACGAGATCGACGGGCTGAAGCCGGAGACCCGCGAGGAGTTCTACACCCTCCTCCAGGGCTCACACCGCCGCACAGCCAAGCGGGACGTGAACCCCGACTTGCCGCCGGTCAGCTACTCCACGCGCGCCGTGGATATCCCTCCGGCCTTCCGGGCGGCCTACGACGAGATGGCCGCCGACATGATCGCGCACATACCTGACACCGACGAGCCGCTGGAGGTCATGAGCACCCTCGCCCAGCTCCAGCGCCTGTCCCAGCTCGCCAGCTCCGCGTGCGACGTTGAGATCGAGATGGTACTGGAGACGCGGGAGAAGAACCCGCTGTTCGGCGAGATGATCCCCAGGTACCACGTCACCATGCGCGAGCCGTCCTGGAAAGTGGACGAGCTGATGGCGATCATGGACGAGCACAACACCGAGGACGACCCGCTGCTGGTGTTCACCCCGCACACCCAGCTCCTGAACATCGCGGGCGCTCGCGCCGCCGCCGCCGGCTACCGGGTCGGGTACATCACCGGCCAGCAGACCGCGAAGAGGAAAGACGCCTACCGTCACGCGTACCAGGCTGGCGAGCTGGACCTGCTGTGCTGCAACGTGACAGCCGGCGGGGTGGGCCTTACACTCAACCGGGGCAGCACGATCGTGTTCATCGAGCCGACGTGGGCGTTCTGGCAGCGCCAGCAGAGCGAGTCCAGGGCCGACGACATCGTGAACGCCAAGCAGGTGTACGCGATCGACATCGTTGCCCGCAACAGCGTAGAGAGCCGCATGCGCGAGGCCCTGAAGAAGAAGGCCGGCCAGCTCGCGGAGCTGGTGCGCGACCCGAGGATCGTAGAGGAGCTTCTTGGTGGACAGCCCATACATGTCAAGTGAGAGCCTGAAGGACGTAGGCACGTGCCTGACCGAGCTTGGTGTCACCATGCAGGAGTGGCTGCGTGCCCTGGAGGCGCTTAACGCGCTCCTGTCGCTGGACTTCGCTCCCGACGAGTGCAGCCCCGACACCAGCCAGGAATACCCGTTCGAGGTTAGGATGATCTCATGATGAAGCTGGATGCTAACGGGTACTGGGTGCTTGACCTGGGAGCAATGAGCGACGAGAAGGAATGCCTCGTGATAGAAGTGGTCGAGGCCCTGAACACCTCGCAAGAGGACGATCAGGGCCCCGCTTAACTACTCGAAGACATCAGCGTACAAGACGAGCACCCACGGCTCCGGCATGGTGTTGATCAGCCGGGGACCGAAGATCGGGTCCGGGTCGCTGAACTCAGGTGCCGGGGCATCCATCGGCTGCCCACGGCTGGAGGTCGGCCCCGTTGTGAGACAGCGCGTCGTTGAACGCGATCTGCACCGCGACAGGGGCGTCGAACGGCTGAGCGTACCCGTCGTACCCGCCCCACGTGGAGGTCAGGTCACCGAACAGGCCGCCGCCGTTGCCGATGTAGCCGGGGATCGAGTTGACCGCACGGGGGTTGTTGCTGGACTCCCTGAACGTGATGCAGGTCGCCCACGCGGGGACGATGCTGCTCGGGCCGGAGCTGGCCGCTGCCGCCTTCACGGGCGCTGGAGCTTGTGCCTCCGGCCTGGAGGGCGTCCACGAGCTGTAGCTGCCGCCTGGGACGTTGAGCCTCGTGCCGGCGTAGATCAGGTCCGGGTCGGTGACCTGTGGATTGGCAGCTTCAAGAGCACTCAGGCTGATGTTGTGTGCCGCCGCGATCCCGGACATGGTGTCGCCAGGCTTGATGGTGATTGCGAGCATGATTGGCCTCTCGGCTTCCGGCGCGTCCTAGTGACTCAACGCCATGGGGTTGAGGCGGCGGGGTCAGGGCCAGTTCCTCTCGTGCTTGCGCAATGGGTAACACAATTGACTATACAGCTATTCCCTGCTCACGTTTCCAGCGCTTGACTTCGCTTTCCGCATTCAGCTTCCATCGCCTGTCGCTGGGAGTTTGCGGAAAGGTGGTAACCCTCCGGCCGTTCTCCCCACGGACTTCCCAGTGGCCGCCGTTAGTCAGCTCGACCGAGAATCCTTCCTGGCGCAGCTTGTCTCGCATTCGCGCGGCATCTGACCTGTGTGACATCAGTTCACGTCTTTCTTCTTGGTTACCCACGCCAGTAGCTGCTCGCGGGTACGGCCGGGCTGGTCCCAGTCGTTCAGCAGCCCGAAGACTTCCCAGGAGACCCACAGGACGAGCAGCGTGTTGAGTCCTACCCACAGGTAGTCCCCTGCACGCAGGTCTACAAGCAAGAAGAGCGTGAACAGGAACTGCATGGTTATCCAGAACGACAGTCTGCGTACTTGCTTACTCTTCAGGGCCATCAGGTGGTTCCTCCGGGTTGTCTTCAGAGCCGGCCGGGGGAACAGGACCCATGTTCACGGGGCCGTCTGGTCCCCACAGGTCAGCGGGGCTATTCGGGATTCGTATTGTCTCGGGCTCGACGTACCGCCCGTTGTCGTACACGGCAAGGACTACGAAGCTGTCACCCGCCGGGAGGATCGCGCCCACCTGACTGGAGTTCAGCCAGGACACGATGCGTGCCTTGACGCAGCGCATGTAAAGCTCGCGACCCTTCATCACATCTCCCTGACGGTACCGACTACGGGCTTGCTCACCCCTTGCGTGTAACAGTACCAGCAGGTGAGTTTCTGCCTGTGAAGGTCGTCGTAGCACAACTGGCAGAGGAACACCGTCCGGGCACGCGCGCAGCTCGGGCACCTCATGTGCATCCGGATCACAGCCGGCTTGCCGCAGGGGAACTCGTGCTTGGTGACCCTGTTCACGAACATGGTGCCGCAAGGCGGCGACGCCTCGAAGTCAGGCAGCTCTGTGATGTCAGTAAACAGTTCGGTCGCGGTACTCACAGCCGGTCTTCCTCGGTGATTTCCGGCGGCTCGGGCACCACATCTGCCCTGCCGGGCTCCGCAGTAGCCGCCCACGCGCCGCCGCGCCGCCAGTCGAACCAGTCGTCCTCTTCCGCGAAATGATACCAGTACACCCGCACGTCGGTCGTGACGAACTTCAGTCTCTCCTGCGCGGAGACGAACGACAGCGGCCCGGTCATCGCGCCGTAGCGGGACTCGCTCATGCGGATGAAGCACTGGTACATCAGTCTATTTCGACGACGAAGCTGATAAGGCTGACGATGAAGCCGACGACGCCGATGATGATCGCCAGGGCTATGACCGCAGGCAGGATGGGCCCGAGGTGGTTCGTCCCGTTTTCCCCGCTGATGATGCCTATGGGCGTGCAGACCGCCAGGCACAAGGACCCCACGATACCGCCCAGCCAGCCAACGGCAGGCCAGTTCCATTCCTCGGTCATCCCCGCGAAGCGCGAGGGTTGCTTAGCCACCGATTTCATCGAGGGCAGGTCAGGGATCAGGGCGTCCAGGTCCTTGATCGTCTTCGCCGTCAGGGCCCGCGAGGATCGCACGTCGAACTCCTCGGAGGTCAGGTGCCCGGTCGATACCGACTTGGACAGGTGATCCACGTACTTGTTCCGGTCAGCGTCCCCGGCTCTTGCCCCGCTGGTGATTCCCAGGTCTGTCATCTGCTTCTCCTGCTTCTCTCGTTCCCATTTTGGCGTCTGCATCTCGACGATCCTCAGCATGTCATGCGCGCTGAGGTAGGGGGTAAGGGACTCGCGCTCGTCGTCGCTCTTGGCGGCTATCCACCTGAGCATGGCGTCATTCATCGCCCGTCCCCTTGTCCCACTCGTACCGTACCGCGTTGTCCTTTTGCAGCCCGGCGAGTTCTTTCGTCACGCTGTCCAGCTTCTCCTCAGCCGAGGCCAGGGAAGGGCGGTGCGGCACCAGCGGCTTGACGCTGATGGAGTCAGACTTGATCCACCACTCGACCGCCTTGCCGACACCCACGCCGGTGAAGAAGAACGCAGCGCCGACGCCGGCCAGCACCGCAGCAGGCGGGCCGAGTGTTACCCACAGGCCCCATGTCTGGGAGAGCCACCATGCCTTGCCGGCGTTCCGCTCTTTGGTCGATGTGTACTTGTAGCCGCTGTCGTAGTCGTAGTAGCGGTTGCCGCTGGCTGGAATGCGCTTGAAGCCCTCGAACTCCACCTGCTGGTAGACGAACCGGGAGATGAATGACCCCACCAGCAGGTAGCCGGCCAGCGACCACAGGACGAGTGCCCACCAGGATTCCATCAGCAGTCGTCCAGGGCTTCCAGGTACGTCACCAGGGCGCGCAGGCCGGGCAGGTCACGCTTGGAGACGCGGATGAAGACGCCCTTGCCCAGTTCCTTCTCCGGCGCGTTCTCCCTGATCTTGGTCATAATCCCCAGGGCGTGCTCGTTGTGCCGGGTGCCGGTGATCTGGGCGATGCGCGTCATGGCGGGCCTACCCACGGGGAGCCACCACCATTCCGGCGGGAACGCCGTCCGTGCGCTGCACGGGGACTGCCCACTGCACCTTGCGGCCCGCGTCGCGGAGTTCCATCTCGATCCCACGGCCTAGCTGGTCCATGTCGGTGTCCGGGTCCACGTCCAGGACCACGAGCACTGGCTGTCGCATGCTTCCTCCAGAAGTTTGCTGTCGCCTGGTATAAGTCCCAGGTGCTCTCGTTATATTCCCGCACCGCCGCCAGGATGCCGTCAAGCTGGGCATCGGTGATGCCGGGCAGGCCGAGCGCGATAGCTATGTCCCCGCGCAGCCTCTGGGTGATCTTCTCCTCGTACGCCAGCCGTCGTGCCTCGTTCTCTCGCTCTACCCGTGCGCGCTGGATCTTGTAGCGCCGGCCGTTCTCCGCCGCGATCTCGTTGTCTGTGTAGTCAGTCAGGTCCGGCATAGCTGTAACCTCCTAGTGACGTGTGGTTCCAGGCACGCACGTACGCCTGAAGCTGCGTGTGATCCCCTACAAAGGGAAGAGTTCGCGGGGCCTCGCAGGACGTGCATTTCCACGCCCACGCGGGCCCGTCCTTGTAGACCTTGGTCCTGTGCACCCAGAACGCGCCCTCAGGCAGCAAGCCACTCCTCCACGTCGATAACATCCTCGATCATGGCGTGGCTCGCACGGGGATTGACCTTGTGGCGGGTGACCTTCAGCCTGTCCCTGGGAGGCAGGGCGAGCGCGCCGTCAAAGGTGGTGTACACGTCCCGGATGAACTTCTTCGCGGGGTTAGGCCAGGTGAAATAGGCCGAAGGCTGGCCCGTGATCTTGACCTCGTAGATGTACACGACTGGTTGCGGCATCTCTCACCTCAGGGGGTCGGGCTTGTGCAGGTCGTGGACGGCGCGGTACAGGGCGTGGCGGGTGCCGTCGTTGGCGTGGCGGTTCTCAGGTGGCCGGAGCAGGCCGGCTCGCTCCAGGCGCTTGTCGTTGGCCCAGCCGGTGCCGTCCTTCTTGTAGATGTCTGCTTTCTTGCGCATCTCTACGTTGTAGCCCCAGAGCTGGAGGAGTTCAGCGAGCTTGAACGCCAGTTGCCGGGTAACTTCAGCGTCCTCGCCCTTGGACCCGGCGCTTTGCGCGTGGACGAACGCCTCGACCTGGGCGGCGCGGACGCGGAAGACCGTGGCGTCGCTGTAGTAGCGGGCTAGCATCGCCTCCAGGACAACGTACGCGGACTTGCCGTCCACCTGGATGTGCGCGGACCCCTCGATGCGGTCACCGATGTAGTCGATGAACGAGATGCCGGTGCTCGGGCCGGGGTCAACGCCGATTACGCTGTCAACCAGCCCGTCAATCAAAGCTCTTGCCCTCCCACTCGCGCACGATCAACTGAAGCTCGATGTCCGTCAGCGGCATGGCCCCTTCCTCGGCTTCGGAGTTCGTCACCTCGTACGTGCGCCTGATGAACTCCTCCATGAGCCGGGACACCGTTCGAAGCTTGACCTCGCCGAACGGGCTGGTGAGGGTGAGGAACATCGTGTCGCGGGTGATCTCCACGTGCACGTCCCCGATGCCCGCCTTGCCCTTCATCCGCGCCTCGGTCAGCAGCTCCCGGCTGAACACCCACCTGATGTGGCTGGCGTCCGGGTCGTTGTAGTCCGGGTTGTCTGCCTCGTCAACGGTGGTGCCGAAGACGATGACGATCTCCAGCGGGTGCTCAGATCTCCAGTAGACGCGCGACGGGATGATGATGCTCGCGTCCTCGAACGGGTACCACGGCATCAGGTGCTCAGTCAGGGCCGTCACTGTGAACCCTCCTCACAGTCAAGTTCGCTGCCGTCCCAAGGCCATCCTAGCTCAGGCATGTGCTCGCGCACCCATTCAGGCGTCACCGGGAAGGAAGCAATCAGCTTCCGGTCGTGCCAGTGCCCGAAGCCGTTGCCGCACCACTGGGAAAAGGCGAACAGCAGGTGCCCCAGGCTGTGGTCGGCTAGCCCCCAGTCGGGGTCCTTGCGTCCCCAGCGCACCTCGTACATCCAGTCGTACTGGATACGCGACATCGCACCGAACACCCAGTCGCCCAGGTGTTCCTTGTACAGGTGCCAGAGGCTGACTTCCTCGATCCGGACGGTAGTGCCCTCTTCTATGTGGTGACAGAGGGACGCGACGTAGACCATCATTCCTCCTGGTTGATTGCGTCCGTTGTCCAGCGCCACTGGTAGATGGCCGCCAGCCACTTGTCGATCTCCTCGTAGGCAGGTTCCGGCCGCAGCGGGGACTTGCCGGAGGCCATCAGGGTAACCAGGTCTTCCTCCAGGATCTCTGCCATGGCCAGGCACTCGTCCATCTTGTAGTTCCCGGTGCGGATCGCCTTGATCAGGTAGGCGTCGGCCGAGGTCATCGGCAGCGTGATCTTGCCCGTGTTCAGAAGTTCCAGCCCCTGGATGCCCAGCCGGATCATGTGCCCGGCGAACTTGGTGTCGAAGCCGTACTTCTCGATCAGCTCCGGCCGCGTGCAGTCCCGGCCCTTGCCATTGTGAGACAGCAGGTTCTCACGCTGCTTGTGCAGGTAGCCGATGAAGCGCTGGCCCGCGAGCTGGCTCAGGATGTACTGCGGCATCATCCGGCGCAGCTCGATGCCCTCGACCGACTGCCGGACGATCTTGTTACTGGGGGCGAACAGCATCAGCAGCACGGTGGGGTTGCCGTTCATCGCCAGCCGCATCCACTTGCGGAGGCTGTAGACCACCAGGTCCACGTCACCGGGACCGGAGCGGTTGGCGCGCATCCCCTCGCGCTCCCAGGCGGTCTTCCACTCGTACTGCTCGAAGCTCTTGAAGCCGATCACGGCATCCGGCGGCTCGATGCACACGCCCATCTCGTCGCGGTCGTCCTGGTCAGAGACAGACGTGCCGTGCAGGCCCGAGCCCACCTCGGTGAGCAGGATCGTCCCCCGCTCGGCTACCTCTTTGTGCCACGGGGTAGCGTGCTTGTCCAGCGACCGCTTCTCCTGCTTCGGGCGGTAGTGTTCCTTCATCAGAAGTGCCAGTGATTGTGGGCCAGGAAGACCAGCAGGAAGACGAATGTCAGGACCGCGATGAACGCGATCAGCTCGGTGATGTGCTTCACGGGGCACTGCCTCCCTCGTACAGGAGCTTCTTGAGGGTTTCGTCGTCCACGTGCAGCCACCACTTGGGGCGGTCGTCCGTGGGAACGTTGAACGCTTGCAGGTCGTCTGCGGTCTTGGCTATGGCGGCGGCCTCGAAGTGCCCGTTGTCCACCACGCAGACGTACGTGCCGGTGGGTGCCGTGCGACTGGGCACCATCTCAAGCTGGATGCCGCCCGCGTTCTTGATGAACTGGACCTTGCCCTTGGCGGGCCCCTCGATGTAATCAGTCATGTTATTCCTAACGCCGCAGTGTCTTCATCTATTTCTACTGGCGGAAGTCCCGCTAGCACCCGCACCCGTGGGTCTTTACGGAGTGCGTCGCGGGCCCTGAGCCAGAGCTTGTCGTTACCCAGCAGCGGGTACTGCTCGCGCAGCCTCATGACCGAGGGAGTGCGGCCGAACGCGCCGTTGGCTATCCAGAACCGCAGGAACACGTACGCGCGCTGCTTCGGCGGCAGGGCTGCCAGGGCATCGGTCAGCGACGGCTCAACGTACGGGTCGTCCCTGGTCACGGGCATCACGTACTCGCGGTCTGGGAGTTCGTCATAGTGCAGGGGAGACTTCGCCTCCGCATGGCCGCGTGCCGGCTCGTGGCCCGTGTACCTGTGCGCCCCGTAGGCGACGTTCACCATGCGCTTGCGGGCGCAGTACAGCAGGCGCGGCACCAGCGGGCCCCTGTCCGGGTCGTAGTCCTGGTAGGCCCGCCACATGGCGATGTACCCCTCCTGGATCAGGTCGTCCAGCCACGGGTCGTCAAAGCCGATCAGGTTACCTGCCGTCTTCCGCAGCCACGGGTAGTACTGCTGGAGAACGTCGTTGCTGTCGGCCATGGCTCCAGCCTAGTGTCGTCCGAGATCGGCGTAGTACTTCTCCGCGAACGAGCCCCACTGGTCCGCCATCGCGCGGGCGAAGCCGGGGAACGTCCGTGACCTCACCTTAGCGCGGTTGATCCTGCCCTCGGAGTCCTCGTAGGAGGACATCGCCTTGCGCTGGGCGGCCTTGTCAGTTCGCCAGCTACCACCGCCGGTCGTCACCCGCCACTCGGGGGTGACAGGCTTGTCCGGGTTCAGCTCGGGCAGTGCCTTGAGCCACAGGTGCGTGTCCTTGACGTACGGGTCACCGAACCACCACGGCTGGACAACCTGATCGGACCTGCCGGCCCAGCCCTCCTCCTGGATGATGCTGTGAGGATTCTCCACAGCTATCAGCGGGCTGGGCGCGGTCAGCATCTCCATGAAGAACGCGGCAGCCGCCTGCATCCGGCCGTCACCGCCGCGCCGGGCGTCCTTGAGCTTGAACCACCGGGCCCCGGCGTAGCTCAGGTCAGTGCACGGCGGGTGGGCGATGATCAGGTCCCACAGGGGCGGCGACGGGGTAGCATCCCATACCGGCCAGTGACGGTTCAGGTTGCTGCGCCCGTCGTTGACCGGGTGGTTCCAGTTGAACAGGTCGAGCACGTCGCCCTGGTAGTGGCCGCCCGCGTTCATGGGGGCGCTCTTGTTAACCAGGACCCTGGCGATGTCACGGGTGGCGAGCAGGCGCGGGGGCAGTTCACTGGGCAGCAGGTCTGCCGACCACGCCTGCCACCCGCGCTTCGCAAACGCCTCGCGCACCCGGCCGCTGCACTCACAGGCGACTAGCACCCGTAGCTGCACGGTCACTCCTAAAAGGCGAACTCGAATGGCCGGTACGAGATGATGACCGTGCTGCCGCTGCCTGCCTGGGTGACCGACTGGCTCTCCACGAACACCGGGTCGCCGGGGCGCTGAACCGATTCCTCGCGCGTTTCGGAATTGCGCCAGATGACGGTGGTCATCAGATGTCTCCGCGAGCGTGGTCGGCCATCAGCTTCGGCACCGCCGCGTCGAACCCGGACACGTCGAGCTGACCGGGGTCCAGCGGGTCCGCGATCGAGAACTGCGTCGGGGTGACCGCAGCCACCTGGAGCCGGGCGTTGATGCCGGTGGCCCGGCGGTAGCTCTTCAGCGCCTCGTGCGGGTGGCCGTTGGGCCCGTACCAGGTCTCGTTGTCCGTCCAGACCTGGAAGGTGTCCACCGCCAGGTTGTTGTACTGGGCCCACGCCATGGGCAGCGCGCAGTCAGTCCGGCCGAACGGCAGGTTGGAGATCGAGTTCACCACGTCGTCCAGGCGCTGCGCGGGGGAGATGCCTAGCGGCACGAACTGGTGGGAGAAGGCCATCGCCGCGTACTGCGGCTCGGTCTTCATCGTGATCAGGGCCATGGCAGCCGAGATCTCCCGCGCCTTGAACGCGTAGCCGGAGACGGTGTTGTTCATCGAGCTGGACACGTCCAGGCAGATCAGCGTGCGCTTGCCCGAGGGCACCACGTTGCCGAACGCGAGGTAGAACATCTCGTTCAGCGCGTCAGTGACCTGCGGGACCGGCAGCCACCGTGAGGTGCCCTGGATTGAGTGCCCCAGGGCGTAGGTCTTGAGCGCCAGCAGCACCTGGATCGGGTGGATGCGCGCCTTGAGGATCGCCGTCTTGTCAGTGAGCAGGGCCGCGATCCACGCGTTGTACGTGGACATCGGGGCGATGACACCCAGCCGGGTCAGCCGCGACAGGTTGCGCAGCAGCGCGCCGAGCGGGAGGTTCCCGTTGTCGATCAGCGCGACCCACACCTCAGCCTTGGCCAGCGCCTCGGAGGGCAGCATCTCCCACGACAGCGAGCGGTTGCGCTCGATCAGCCGTACCCACTCACGAACGTCGCGGGTCTCGTGCGCCTTGTGGGCGGCCTCGATGACCGGCGGCAGCGCGTCAGGGTCGAAGTGGCCCTTCATGACGTAATCGAACACAGCCGCCTGCGCTGAGGTGGCCCCGTGCTTGAGGCCGCCGGCACCATTGGCCAGCCGCATGAGGTCGCGCTGCGACCAGCCCTCGCGCTGCTTGTACTTCAGCACCTGGTAGGCGAGGTCTTCCGGCGACTGGATCTTGTACCAGTTCGCGACGCCCTTGACGAGTTGCGGGCCCCAGCCACGGAACATCTCGATGTACTCGGCCCAGACCAGGAAGTGGTAGCCGGTGCGCGCGACCTGGGGCAGGAAGTCCAGCGCCTCGTGCCGGTAGGCAGTGTCGCCGAGTCCGGCCGCAGCCGCCATGGCGAACAGGGCAGGCTGGTTACGCGGGGCACGCCCGTCGTGCGACACCATCACGGTGTCCATGATCAGCTTGCGGTCGCTGCCCTCGCTCATCTTGACGACGAGCTTGGCGTTGTCACGGGTGAGCTTCTGCTCGTCCACGTAGTACGTGCCGCCCTCGGTGCCGAGGGTCAGGAAGCGGTTGAGCCGGGTGCGGTCGTCAACCTCGAACACGTAGCCGCCGGCGTTGTTCTTCACTTCGTCGGGACGGGCCTGCTCGGTCTGCGGGGTAACGCCGTGCCTGAACGAGCGGAGTGCGTCGGCCATCGGGTGTTCCTTCCTGTGTGTTAGTTGAGACGGGCGTAAGCATACCTGGAACTGGAGAAGCCACACTCCCTAAGCCCGAAGGCCCGGTGGATTCGAACCACATTCTTCGCAAGGATAACCAGGTACATCCGGCTCGTCTCGCTGCTGTGGGCGCGGAGGGCGTAGATGCCGCCGGCTCCCTTTCGGGACTCAGACTAGTGCTCTGCCAGCTTGAGCTACCGGAAGTTCTGAGGCTCCCGGACGGGATTTGAACCCGCAACACCCAGTTTAACAAGTGATAACCGGACAACTCCGGCTCTCCGCAACGCTATTGAGTTAGTGGGCAGGGCGTAAGGTCACGGCGGGGAAATATCCTTGATCTTTCGACCTTGGTAAGGGTAACCCCATTGTTCCGGCTCTGCTCTGAAGTTGTAGGTGCGGGCGTAAGACTACTTTGAGCATTTTATCTTAGAAGGATAACGCTCGCATTCGGCTCGCACCGAAGAGGCACAGTGGGCATAAGGCGTGTCCGGGTCTCCCTCTTGCGAGGGATGCGCGCCTTGCGCACCAGGCGTACGCCGAAGCGGAGCCTGGTAGTGGAATCGAACCATTGATAACCGGGCAACATCCGGCTCACTGTCACGCTGTTTAGTTGTCTAGTGCCAGGGGCGGATTCGACACCGCCACTTAGTTCCTCTTATTGGAGGCTGCCTCTACTTGGGCTACCTGGCATGTGAGCGGGCGTAAGGAAGTTCCGGGTTTTACGTGCGCACCCAGCAAGTATCTGGGCCGCCTCCGATCTCCCGCAGATAACCGGCACTTGTCCGGCTCGCTCGAAGTATGTAGTTGTTGGGGCGTAGTACGGACCTGACCGTTTACCCTGCTTAGTGAGCACACCCTTGCGGGTTCAGTGGAGTTCCACCACCTACGGGCCTTTGTTCAGAAGGATAACCAGGTACCTTCCGGCTCCAGGTTCCGACTGTATCACACGCTAGGGGCGACCTGTCGAGCCAGTCCGGGTTGCCTTCAGCTTGCCGCGCTGCGTGAACCTGAGCTGCACGTACCTGTCGAAGTGGAGGCCCTTGCCACAGTCCTTGCTTCCCTCGGTGTTGGTACAGCTCACGTGGATCAGCTTGCCGTCTTCCGGCCGCCCGGCCGTTGTGGTGTAGCCGCACCGCCGCTCCTCGTACGCGTACAAGGTGGTCACGGCGGTGCGGCATGCCACGCACAGAACCTGGTGCACTTTCCCGAGCGGCATTCCGGGGTAGTCACGCAGGCAGCCGCAGCTAAGACGCCACGTTCGGGTTGCATGGTGAGTACGGGCCACACACCCTAATGTAGCTGACTGTGATGGTTCCTCACGGTGACGGGTAAGTCGCGCTGACCACGAGGCCCGTGCCGTCAGGGTTCTGCGTAGTCACTGTGATCGGTGAGATACCTGTGCAGTCAAGCAACTGCCAGGTAGCCACGAACCGCCCGGCCAGGACGTTGGCGAGGTTGGTGCCGATGTTCGCGAACGCCGGAGCCGGCTGCATCGCGTCCAGTGACTGGTCCTGCCCGAGGCGGGCTGCGCCTTCCTTCAGGTTGGTGCAGAACTGCGCCGTCTGGTTGGAGAACGCCGGGGGCTGATCAACCTGCTCGCGGTACAGGTTGTTGCGGAACATGTCGTACTTGCCTGTTCCCGTGGGCGGAACGAAGTCACCGTTGGTGGTGGTGAACTCGTCGTTACCAGGCACGAGCTGGACCGGAACCTGCTGGTCGGTCGCCGCCTGGAGTTCCTGGAGCACGCCGGAGGTGGAAGTTCCCATCCCAGAGCCCATGGCAACGCCTGGGTCGAGCAGCGGCACCGTCCATTCCTTGCACCCGAGCGCTCCCTGAATCAGGTTGACGAGCTGTTCGTCAGAGCCGTTGGAGGCGTTAGACGCGTACGGGTAGGTGACCGGCACGTTGTCGTTCGGGTCCTGGTCGGTGACCGATGCGTCGCGGGTGGTCGGGCAGGCCAGGTTGTCCATGCCCATGCCGACAGGAGGAACCGTCAGCTTCCCTGCGCGCACTGCACGGTTGAGTGCGGTGAACATCTGCGGGCTGTTGTCGTAGGACTGCTGGGCGAAGTTCACGAACTCGCCAGCGCCTTCCCCGGTCAGCTTCAGCTTGTTGCCGTTGAAGCCGGTCCAGATGGACACCACAGCATCGCGTGGCAGCTTCACCACGGGAGGTGTGGGCGCGCTCTCGCCTGGTGTGACTACCTCGGGGTCGTAGACGCTGACCACGCCGGTAGCCGGGTCGAGGATGGTGGCCTGGACAAACGCGCCGGTCGTCTCGTCTTCGTTGCACATGGCCCCGGCGCTGTGCAGCACGTAGGGGGTTGCCAGTCCGCGAGCGGACAGCGGGTCAGAGGGCACCTTCAGCGTGCAGTCGGGTGCGCTGGTCAGATTGTGCAGTCCTTGGTGGCTGACGTACCGGAACGGGTCGGAGAACGAGTGCTCGCCTTGCGGGTGGTCTCCGGGCGAGGCGTATGCGATGCCTGCCCCTGTTCCGACGGCAGTGGCGATGCAGGCTGCTACAGCCCACGCCTTCTTCCTGCTCGTGCGCCTGTGAGATGACATACCTTACCTTCCTGTCATTGCGTGTAGCCACAGCGTGAATCCGCTGAGGTGAATTTCCCAGGCACCGAGGGCAAGGATGCCGAGGATCAGGGAGATGGTTACAACACCTAGAACCGTTGCGGTTGCTAGCTGTATTCCCCGTCTGGATATAGCTGGCTTACGTGAGGAGGACGGCGTGGATGGCAACGCGAATCTCCTCTGACATCAGGACCGTGACGCCGGCGATGGCGAGGGTAGCGAGTGTTCCCATCACTACCCACCAGTGGCCGTTCTCGTAGTGGTCAGCCCGCCAGTCCTTGACGCTCTTGCGAATCGAGGACTGCCTGATGACGATGGCGGGCAGGGTGGCGGCGAAGTAGGCCGCGAGGGTGACCGGGGCGTGCATGAGGTACAGGTGCAGCGCGATGACGGCCCACACCACCCACACCAGCCCGCGCTGCCAGCGCTTCCACTCCGGTCCCAGCAGCTTCTGGGCGATGACGGACGAGGTTGCGGTCATGGGCAGCAGCAGGGCGATGATCAGGGTGCCCGTCCAGTCCACTGAGTTCCCGGCGGCGCGGGCCGCGAGGGTTCCCGGAGGGTAGGCCAGGTGCAGGACCAGGCCGGTAGCGCCGAGGAAGAACACCCAGTTCCCGTACCACCACCGGAGCTTGGCGATGGGCATCTTGACGGCGGTGATGACAGGGGTGACCGCGAGGCAGGCAACCAGTGCCAGTACCGCGTCGTAGCCGAGGGTGTCATCGGCATAGGCCATCAGCTTGCCGTGAGCGGCGGCGTAGGCCAGGGGTATGAGCGGCAGGAGCGGCCAGAGCCGGAGCATCAGGTCAGAGAGCTTGTGCTTCGGCTTGAAGGACATGATCTTGTAGGCCGAGGTAACCGGCCCCGGTGCACGGTCGATGCGGTGCCTGCCCCTGGTCTCAGGGGCCCTGGTCTTGGGCATGGCGCTACGTCCTGAACTCCTCGTCGATGGTTTCGTCGTAGACGGCTAGCTCGCCGTCCGCCCAGCGCTCAATGTCCTTGTCGAAGTCAGGATGCAGCAGCCGGACGTGCTCCAGCAGTTCCTCGGGCCACATCTTCAGCCCGCACCGCTGGCAGCTCCAGAAGATCACTCGTCGTCGAGGATGTTGTTCTCGTCGATGCCGAGCTTGCGCAGGTTCTCCATCGCGTCCTTGTGGATGCGGAGCTTGGTCCCGCCTTCAGGGCGCTCGACTTCTACGAAGTCCTCGTCCCGGTACTCGTAGCCCTTCAGGAACTTGTACAGCTCCGGGCTGTGCTTCTTGATGTGGCGGGTGGTGTACCAGCCCATGAGCCAGTTGAGTAGTTTACTGATCATGATTCCTGTCCCTCAGTTGCGTGAGCTTGTCGGCGGGGATGGACGACAGGTGCCACCATACAATCCCCGAGGGCTCGGTGCAGTAGTAGACGTGCATCACCTTACCGGGATGATTCACCCTAGCAGAGTGCTTGGCGTCCTCGCGGGTGGGGTAGCACTGCTTCCCGCATACCTCGCACAGCTTACTCGCCATGTACGGTACGAAGCCGTCGTTGGCGGGCCTCTTGAACCTGTGCGTGTGACGCTTGTTGCGGCCCTTGCTACTGGCCACCGGCCACCCGCTTGGCGTCCATCTGGGTGAGCATGCTCGCGTGGATCAGGTCGATCTTGTGGCGCAGCCGGAAGGCGATCATCGGGTGGCGGGTGAAGCTCAGCTCGTTGTCCTGCTTGCTCTCGCCGGACTCGCTCCAGTTGGTAGAGCCGGAGAAGCAGTCGAGCCCGTCCATGACTCCCGTCTTCAGGTGCATGATCGCGCCGCCCTCGCTGTGCCCGAAGGCCACGACGTTGCTCGGGTAGTTCACCGTCGCCAGCAGGGCCTTCTCGTGCACGCCGGCCGCCTGGGTGGAGTCAAGGCAGAGCTGGACGAAGACCTTCGGGTCCTGGAGCTTGCGCAGCACTGCGGTGGCCAGCGTGTCGTCGTCAAAGCCGTACATCGCAAGGGAAAGCGAGTGCTCAACGGAGTCGATGAAGGCCCCGAGCGCGCCGTGGAGGTTGTCATCGGGCGCGTAGAGCGTTATATGCTCTTCAACCGGGTAGCCGACAGGCACCGGCCGCGCCGCGAACTTGGCGAGATCGGGGAAATTCTTCATGGACATAACGGACATTCTACCCGCCGGGAATCATCCGTCACCTAGACGTGTTAAGGGATGCATGAGCCAAACTAAGCCCCTGACGCTCGAAGAGCGGGTGCAACGCTGGGAAGCGTCGCCCACCCCCGCTCGCTGGCGGCGACTGAGGCATGACTTCAACCGCGCTTACGGTCATGCACTTGCTCTGCGCGGCGCAGCCAAGAACGGTGCCCTGAAGAGGCTGGGCAGGCTGCCGTACGAGCATTTCCTCACCTACGACAAGCACCTCAAGATCCAGGAGAAGATGTAACCATGCCCAAAGGCCGCCGTCGTGCAGTTAGCCAGTACCCGCAGCCCGTCCCCTATGCCCCCTATCCCGTGCCCGTGACACCGCAGCCGCAGCAGTACCCGCCAGCCGCGCCCCAGGTCATCGTCCAGGCGCTCCAGGCCAAGAACGCGTCGGTCGCCAAGGTCACCGTCATCAAGAACGACTGGAACAAGCTCGGCTGGGAGCCGGAGTACAAGTTCGAGGTCAGCGAGGCCGCCAAGCGCGAGCAGGGTGACGTGTACGACCCGCTGACTGGTGAGCTGATGTCACAGGGCCGTGCGTTCCAGCGGCTTGGCCGTGAGATGGTGGCCGAGGCCAACAAGCGAGTCCGGGCCGACGTGCAGACGCGGGCCGAGGCCGAGGCACGCAAGAACCAGCCGAAGCGCCCCGTGCACCGCCGCACCCGCGAGGAGTGGGAAGCCATCCAGCGTCACCGCGCCCGCCGTGAGGAAGAGATCGCGCGGGACGAGGAAAAAGCCCAGGGCCAGTTCGCGAACAGCGCGTACCAGGCGGAAGCGCAAGCCGCATGGGCAGAAGCTGAGGGCGGCGCTGATCACGTTACCGCCTTCGGCCGGCACCTTCAGGACCAGACCACCCAGCACATCATCCGGGGCAAGGGCACGGGAGCGCTCGCGGAAGACCTCGGGCTGGAAGAGGTTGAGGAGTACGGGCACTTCAGCTCGATCGCCGGAGGCCCGAATGCCGCGCCGCTCAAGGGTGTGATGTCAGGTAACAGCCTGCCTGAGTTCGGGCTCCGCGTCAATCTTTCAGACGGCCGGTACCTCACTGTTCAGGACGGATGGGTCGTTGCGGTCGTGCCAGGCCAGAACCCTGTCAGGCTAGTGCGCGCATAGCTCTAGGTTCGCCGGGCCAGCTCCCCTATTCTTGAGTGAGGTAGTCGTTTTCACCCAGGATTCAGGAGCTGGCCCGTGGACGCAGGGACGATTGCGCTTATCGTAGGCACAGTCATCGGCGGTCTCGGCACCCTCTTCCTTTACCTGGAAACGCGCTTCGGAAGGCGCAGGACCGAGCGCAAGTCGGCTATGGACGCCCGCCTGGCCACCGCCCTCGCGCCTATCAAGGCAGACCTCCAGAGCATTCACGCGAAACTGGACGCGGAAAGCTCTCACCAGGACGCCTCCACGAAGATCGCGATAGCTGAAGCGCTGGAGCCGGTAAAGGACCAGCTCAGCACCCTGAACACTAAGGTCGAGCCCTTGTGGAAAGCGATCGAGGCGCTGGCCGTCTCCAACATTCAGGTACTTCACAAGCCGCACCCTGAAAACGCCGAGCTGGACGCCCTGTACGACGCGTACTACGCGTACGTTGACGGTCGCGGCCCGTTCGGCGCTGACCAGGAGATGCGCCTCCGCCACTACCTGAGGATCATCAAGGACTGGATACCAGGGCAGGACGTGGGCTTCCACGTAGACCCTGGAGACCCTACTTCCGCTGCCATCGTGCTCGCTACAATGGACCTTACGCGAATCCGCCGTAAGCAGCAGGAGCAAAAGTGATCCCAGAGTCCGGTCTGCCCGCCGAAGACAAGTTGCTCGTCCTCGCCCAGAAGGTTGTCGAGCCCCTGGTCAAGGCTAACCAGCGGCGCAAGTGGTGGCTCATTGCCCAGAGCGTCGCCATCGTCGCGCTTGTCGTGGTGATCGTCATCGGTGCCTTCAACACCCAGCGGCTGAACAACCTCGTCGGCCAGGTGCAGCGCAACGCAACTACTGCCAAGACATTCGCGACCGCTGAGGAGCAGCACGCGTGCAACGCCCTGGAACTACTGACCGCTACCCCGATTCCCAATCCGGGTGCTACCGCTGCGAAGAACCCGTCGCGGGAAGCGACGTACCAGTTCTACGAGGCCCTGATCTACTGGGAGACTGCGGACTCCTGCAAGAAGAAGTGACCGCTAGAACGTGATGTAAGGCAGCAGACTCGTGACGTTCCAGACGCCGCCGTGATTGGCAGCCTGGATCACTGAGAAGGGAATGCCGTACTGCTTCTGGAGTATGGACGCAGCGTTACCTGACCCGATGATCGCCCCGAGTATCTGGATCTTGCGCGAGATCATGCGAACTTCCCTGGATAGAGCGAGGCGATAACCGATCCCATGTCGTTCAGCGCGTTCTGGTAGGGCGTGATGGTGGCGGTCTGGGTGTCGTCGTCGAACTCGTACTGGCCGATGATGAACGTCACCGGGGACAGTCCTACCTCGCCGCCCTGTGCCGCGTTCACACCCTGTACGGTAACCACCGCGCCGTTCCAGTTCAGGCCGAGGTCCACGGGCACGCCGCCGGGGTTGAGAAGCTGGCCGGGCATGACTGAGAACGCGTTCGAGAAGTTCGCGCGGATGTACTTGGTCAGGACGTTGACGCCGATCGCCTGCGCCGCAGCGGTAGTCATGGCCCCGGCGTTGGAGATGTCCAGGTAGTACTCCATTCGCCCGTGCGCGGCCACTGACCCCGGCGAGTCAACGAACGTCGTGCCGTACGTGGCGGAGGTGGCCTTCACCGTGGACGTGGCTGTGGTGTCAGCCGTGATCTGGTAGTACAAGATGATCGTGTTGTAATCCGCGACGATGGTGCGCGCCACGGGCGAGGTGTTAACCAGCATCAGGTCCGGGGGACGCCTGCCCGAGCTGGTGAGCATGTCCGTGCGCTTCCACTTCCCGCCGACCAGGAGCTGCGTCTGGGTCTGGGTGGTAGGCCCGTTCACCAGCGGGTTGCCGCTCTCGTCTGTGGGGATCTGGTAGAGCGTCACTTCCCACGGGCCGGGCGGCCAGGTGGACGCGCTCGTAGGCTGGGTGAGTTCCCACAGCAGGGAGCCGCCGGTCACCAGCAGGTTCATGAAGTCCGTGATCGTCAGCGAGCCTGGGTTCTGAAGCGGGCCGGTGTAGATGCCGACGGGACTCCCGATGCCACGGTTACTCCAGCGCAGCCCGCGCGCGATGGCCAGGTCCACGGGAACGTCCGGCGTCCAGCCGTTGGAGTTCTTGGTCGGCCCGAGGTTGGGCTGGTACCAGGCACCGAAGTTCGTGCCGTACGTGCCGCAGCCGTTAGCCGTCAGGGTCCAGCCGTTCGCGGCGGGCACGGGTTCCGTGAGCTGGCCTTCCCAGATGCACGAGCCGCCACGGTGCGCGGTGATGACGCGGCCGGGGTTGATGGCGTCGGTGCGGTAGTTCGGCTCGATCTGGAGCACGCACGTGAGCTGGTTGGGGCCACCGGGGATCGTGTAGGTGTAGTTGATGCCGGAGACGTGCCCGATCTGACCGAGGTAGCGGGGATTGTACGGCCTCGGGACGGTAATGATGCCGTCCGTGGTGGTGTTGATCACGGTGTTGTCCAGCGGCGGGGAGAAGTACACATACCACTGGTTCGACGCGGACTGCTGCACCGCTACGACAACGCAGACCTGGGAGTTCTTGATCGTGTAGATGGCCTTGCCGCCGTTGTTCCCCATCTCGCGGGTCTGCGTCAGGGCATACACGTTGAACAGGTCGGGGGCGGCGTAGGTGGTGTGGTAGGAGTCGCTGGCCCAGGTGGCTGCCGGGGGCGCGGTCGGCGCTGCTCCTGCTGTCTGCGGGCCGGCGTTGCCGTTCTGGAAGGGCGGCGGGTACCAGAACGATCCCCCGGACGTTGAGGTCCAGAGCTGGAACGACTCGCCCACCGATACCGGCGGCGTGTGCAGCCCCTGGATTACCTGCCACTGGGAGGTGTCCAGGACGTAGTACCCGTAGCGCTGGCCGTCAGTGGCGAGCCCGCCGATGTTGCCGTTATCTGATGAAACACCTGCGGCGGTGATCTTGAAGGCACGCTGAGGCAACGGCGGTGCCCAGGATACGACCTGGGTGCCTTGGATCTTCTCTAGAGCCATCGTTACCTCCCTTCACACCGCAGCTTACAGGTTTACTGCCCGCCCCACAGCGTCGCGGTGCCCGCGATCAGCGCCTGAATCTGCTGCACGTCGGCGCTGTCCGGAGTGAGCGAGCCGATCGTCGCCATGATTATGGCTGCGTCCGGAGCGGAAATGCCCATGCCCCCGGCGGAGATGTCGCCGGTGAGGAACGCGGCACCGCCCATCGCATTGACGTAGACGCAATCGGTCAGTAGCTGCTGCATCGCCTTCCGCGCGTCAACGCAGTGCTGTCCGAGCTGCTGCTGATAATTGCCTGGGTTAGGGACGTTGGCTGCCATCGAGCTGCCTTTCTAGTCGAGGGTTACGTAGAAGCTGCCGAGAAACCGCTTGCTTTGCTTAGCCCACAAAACAACTGTGACATTCGCGCCGGACCCGGCACCAACCTGGAGGAGGACCGGAGTCGGTGTCAGGGTGGCGTTGTAAAAAGACACGCCGGAGATAAAATGTCCGGTAATCGCGCTGCCGTAAATGGTCGGCACGCTGAACATCGTGCCCGACGTGGCACTGCTATCCAGGAGGTCTATCTGGACCAGCAGCATGTTGTAGCCGACTAGCTTGTACCGGGCGACGCTGTTAGCCGTCCAGCCGTTAAGAAGCGACAGGTTGGTCCAGGACTCCACCGTCAGGGGGCTGCTGCCAGGGTGGTAGACGCTGACCGGGCCGGTGTAGCCGGCGGCGAAGTGGTTCCCGAGCGAATCGGTGCCCGCGACGGGCTGGATCGTTCCGACCGGGGTGCCGGGGTCGAAGACCGTGACCGGCCCCGTGTACCCGGCAGCCACCGTGCTCCCGTCAGCGGCAGTACCGTCAACAGGCTGGATAGTGCCGACAACTGCGCCCGTGCTCTGGTTAATGGCCGAGACCGGGCCTGTGAACCCGGCGGCCATCAGGTTGCCGCTGTCGTCTGTGGTGGTGTACGGCTGGACCGAGCTGACGAAGGTGTCCTCGTTGTCGATCGCGGTGATCAGGATCGCGCCGCCCGAGCCGCTGCCTGCCTGCTGAACGGTCAGGGTCTTCTGGAGCACGATCGTCAGGTACGGGTACTGCGCGTTGCCGAATGCGTCGTAGGCACCAGGGCCGTACAGCGCGCAGTAGAAGTCAGGCCCGCTCGGGGTGTTGTACGCGTCGAACGTCGGATTGGCACCGGGGCCCAGGATCAGGGCAGTAGCCGTGCCGTTCTGGATGAGGGCCCCGATGTCGCTCTGCGACAAGTCGTAGGTGATTGTGGTCGCGCCCGAGGGAACGGGAATGGCACCGATGTACCCGGCCAGCGTCGTGCCGTAGTAGAGCTGCGGCAGCGTGGTGTCACCCGAGTAGCCGACTTCGAGGACAGACTGCTGGTCGCTGCTCGGGTTGGCGTTCGTGAAGGTAAGAAACACCTGCTCGACCGTATACGCGCCGTTGCCCAGCAGGGACTGGAGGTTGGCGGGGAGCAGGAGCACGGAGTTCTTGGTACCGGAGGCGGCATCGACAGCCTGGCCGCCGGCGAACAGCACGGAGTTGACGCCGCTGGCCGGGTTGTTCTGGAGGTTGAGGCTGTACGCGGCGGTGGCGTTACTGGTGGCGTCTGTGCCGCAGTAGGTAGCGGCTGAGCTGAACGGAACTGTGAGCACCGTCAGGGCAGGGCTGGAGGCCATGTTGCCGGAGCCGCCGCCACCGCCGCCGTAGGGACCGCCGGTAGTTCCGGCCGGGGGAACGTACGGAGCCGAGGTCTCGTAGGTGAACTGTACCTGGCCGTCGCTGCCGTACCCGGAGTTCTTGTTGACGGCAGTACCGCTGGTGGTTATCTGCCCGGTGATGGTGATCTCAAGCGCGGTCCCGTGACCGCCGGTGAAGTACCCGTAGTAGTTCAGGTTGTACGGGTGGTCGGCGGCGACGAACGCGCCCAGCCCGAGGAAGTTCGTCTGGCCGTTGATGAAGTACCCGGCAACAGTAGCGCCCAGGTCATAGGTGTGCGTACTGCCTTCGCCGATGGTTCCCGTTGCCAGATAGTTCTGGTTTCCCAGCCAGGTTCCCGGTGCGCTAGGCGGGTACTTGGTCGAGCCCACGTCTATTTCAACCGTCATCCCGGAGTTGTACCAGGAGTGCTGGTTGGTGAGCTTGAGGGACAGGCCGGTCGGCGTGTAGCCGGCGAAGTCCGAACCGATCTGGTCGATGTTGAACGTCATGACGGAGCGCTGGTTGCCGTTGTACGAGCCGCCGCTGGCAGTCTCGCCGCCCTGGTACATGGTTGACGTTGACCGGAGCCGGTTGCCGTTGCCGCCAGTCGCGTCCGGGCCGTAATACGACGCCGTGTAGACAGCCTCGTAGGTCTTGGTCAAGGTGGTAGTGCCACCAGAGCCGGCCAGTCCGTTTCCGGCTCCGCCACCGCCTGCGCCGGGGGAAGCGCCTGTGGACGCGTCGTTAGTGTTAACAGAGGCCGAGTCCCCGCCGGCTCCGCCTTGGCCGCCTCCGGTCTGCGCAGCGGGTGCGCTGGCGTGCGTGTTGCTGGCAGAGGACAGGCCGGCGTTGCCCGCCGCAGCCGGGGCTCCTGAGTTACCACCGGAGGCACCGCCGCCGAATGCGCTCACCGCGCCGCCGTTACCGCCGTTGTGGTGGGTGGTGTTTGTCGAGCCGGTGCCGCCGCCGCTGGAACTGCCGCCGTTGGCGTAGACCCCGGTGCCGTCGATGAACGAGTCGTTGCCGTCGCCGCCGTTGCCGTTCCCGGTGGAGGAGTTGTTACCGCCGGAACCGACAACGTAAGTGAACGGGTTAGTACTGGGCGTGTAGGTTGCCTCTGCGGCGTACTCACCGCCAGCGCCACCCTGGCCACCCACTGACGTGGTGCCACCGGAACCGCCCGAGCCCGCGCCCCAGCAGGCAGCGGCGGTGATCTGGGTCACGCCCTGCGGAAGTTCCTGCGTGTACGTCCCGGCGACGGTCTGCGTTACCGTTGTGGTGCTGACGCCCAGCCGCCTGGGAGCACGGCCGGCAACTCCCGCGTTCGCGCCGGGGTAACCGCTCATGGCGGGCGTGGTAGTGGACGCGAGGCTGGCAGGCTGGGTAGCCGGGGTTCCGGCCGCGCCGCCCGTGCCGCCCGAGGCAGAGATACCTGCGCCGCCGTTAGCGCTCGGGCCGCCTGAGGCACCGCCGCCGGCACCACCCGTGGGCGGGGTAAGGCCGTACGCCTGTGCGACGAGGGAGGAAGTAGCGGCGTCGGTCGCCCACCAGGCGTTCGTGATCGACCCGAAGAACCAGTTGGTGGAGGAGCCGGGGTCCATCGCTAGGGTGGGGGCGAACGCGCCCGAGGGAACAGAAGTGTAGCCGGAAGAAGTTGCAGTGCCAGCGGAGGTGCCGTTGACGTACAGCGTGAGCGTGCCTGAGTTGTACGTCATCACGACGTAGTACCAGGTGCTAGGCGTCGGCGTCAGCGCTGAGGAGGTGACCAGGGTCTGCCTGCTGCCGTTGCCCACTGCGGCGTTCAGTACCCAGTTGGGACTCGGGGCGGTCCCCTGGTTCTCCAGGAAGAGCGCGTACCCGCTCATAGTGTTGCCGGTGTAGTTCTGGGTGTTGGCGGACAGGACCGCGATAGAGCCGGCGGCGGAGTTTCCCCAGACTCCGGACGGGTCGCACTGCACCCACATGGACATGGTTAGCCGGGTGCCGCTGTAGGAGAACGTGGGTGCGGTGATCTTGGCGGCCGGCGAGGTAAGCGCGCCGATCTTGATCTCACCGCAGATGGCCTTGGCCTGCGCGACGGGCAGCAGGGGAGGGTTAGCCGCTTCAGCGAACGCGGGAACCTGTGTCGGCGTGACGGTAGAGTCCAGGCCGTAGCCGCCTGTGTAGTTCGTGACCGTGCCGCTGTTGCCGTGCAGGGAGCTGTCGTTGAACTTCCCGCCCGTTGGGCCGGTCTCGTTGAAGATGTACCAGGCGGGGATGATGTTCTTGTTCAGGGTGTTACCTGCGAACATGCCGCTGACCACAGCCAGGGTTAGCGGGTTGTCCGAGCCGTTGTGCGAGCTGTTGGTGCCGCCGTTGCCGCCGTCGAAGTGAATCGAGTTGTCGCTGCCCGTGCCGCCGGGCCCGCCGATGCCTACTGCGGTCTGGTCACCGCCCTCACCGCCGTTGGCCAGCACGCCGCCGGCCCGCGCGAGGCCCGCGATGTCGAAGATGGTGTTGCCGCCGTCAGTGCCGGCCGAGCCTGGGTTGACCTCGGTGCTGTTGTTCGCGCCGCCCGTGCCGGGAAGGCCGACGACGTATCCGTAGGAGACACCGGGCTTGACCAGGTACTGAGTTTCACAGGCATACTCGCCGCCGCCTCCGCCACCGCCGCCCGCAGCCGCGCTACCGCCTCCGGCACCTCCGCCAGCACCGAAGCACTCCACCTGCACGTAGTACGCGGAGCCGTCGCCGTTCAGGTCAGGGGCAATCCAGATACCGTAAGATGCGCTGACCGTTACCGGAGCGCCAGGGTATGCAGTCAGTTCGTTGCCGACGCCTGTACCCGGCCCTGGCTGGTAAACCGTGACCGGAGACAGCGCCGTGGTGAGTGAGGGGACGATCGTGGCCAGGCGCTGGACGGTAGTCTGCGCGATGTTGAGCGCCTGGGACTTACCGAGATTCGGATTCGGGGGGACGCTAGCCATCAGACCGTCCTGTCCAGGTACCAGCGCGGGTTGTAATTCACCGCGAGGTTCGGCGCACCCTGCGTCGAGTAGACGAAGAACAGGTTGTCGCCAGGGCCGATGTAAAGCGGGCCGCCGCCGATCTGCGCGGAGTCGAGCACGGACACTGAGTGCTGCCGGTCCTGGAAGCTCGCGCCCACGAAGCCGAGGTCCCTGTCGGGCGTCGCCTCGTCAATGAAGTAGTTGACGTAGTTCCCGTAGCCGGGGTTACCAGGAGCCACGTTGATCAGCACCGTCTGGCCGAGGGTGTCCAGGAACAGCACGTCCATGAACACGTCAGACAGGTCAGTATCGTTGATCGAAACTGTAAAGTAGGACTGGTCGTTATAGCGCGTGTAGTCCTTCACGGGCAGCGTGACCTCGCCCATGTTCACCAGGCCGTTGATGATGTCGGTGGAGGGCGTGACCGCGCGGGACGCCTGGACCGCGTAGCGCGGGCCGCCGGGGTACTCGTACTGGTTGACAGTGACGGTAATCTGCCGCGCCTTGGAGGCGGTCGAGGAGTTCCACGCCCACGCTGCCAGGATCACGGTGTACGTCGAGCTGAACGCAGCGGGCTGGATGCCGTTCACAGACGGGATGGGGTACTCAGTGTTGTTCGGTGAATCTGTGAGCGGGATGGTGCAGCACGGGTTGACGTTGGGGTTGGACCCGATGCCGAGGCTGTGCACGATCAGCGTGTTGAACGGCTGGAGCGGGGGTGTCCACGTCAGCCTCACCATGCCCTGGGCTCCCTGGCCGCCTTCCTGCGTGCCCGCAGAGGTGCCGAACGCTCCGCCGCCGCCTCCGCCGGGCAGGCTCGCGCCGCCGCCTGGTCCTGCCGGGGCAAAGCCGCCCGCGCCTCCCTTGCCGGAGTTACCTCCCGCGAAGCCGGGACCGCCGAACTGCCAGACACCGGGGTAACCCACGCACCCCTGGCCTCCGGCCGCGCCGCCGCCCGTTCCGGCGAGTGTCATCTGCACGCCGATGAGCAGCAGGGCCCACGGAGATGTAGACGACAGGGACTCAGAGATAGACACGGCTGTCAGGTCAGTTGCCTGCGCGGCGTAGACCATGTTCTGGACGTAGCTCTGCGTCGTGTTGTCGATGGCATTCCACGGGGCCGCAGGAGCGCCGAACGTCAGCGCGGAGGTATTCACCGCGCCGGCCGCCGCGATCACCATGTCGTTGGGGTCAGCGGGAGTGTACGATCCTGCGACAGTGGTGCTGCTGCCGGTTACGGCGGTCACGCCGTTGGTGTCCAGGCCGACTGAGGCGGCGTTGGGAATCCAGTAGGTAGCAGTCGTGTACTCCGGCGCTGCCGAGGCCGTTCCCCAGTTGTAAGTTCCCGTGGTGCCCGCTGCCAGGGCGTGCGTGACCGGGGCGGTAGCCACCCACAGCGCGCCGCCGGAAGCGGAGATCACCTGCGTCTTCTTGAACGTGTAGGTGTTACCTGAGGCATCAGCCATGGCGCTCGGCCCGGAGGTGATAGTTGAACCGGAGCCGCACTGGCCGATCACCATGATCATGCCGTTGGCGGAGATGGCCGCTTCCGTGGCCCATGTGGTCTGCGCGCCGGGCGTGGTTCCAGAGCGCCAGTCGATCGGGATCAGGGCGGCCTGCTGGTTGATCATCGTCAGCGGCACGCACAGGGTTGCCCAGTTAGCAGAGCCGGAGATGACCCCGGAGAACACGTCACCCGTGACGCCGTTGCCACCGCCCTGGTTTTCCATGACGTACGCGGACATGCTCATGCTGCCTGCGGCCAGGGTGGAAGTGGACGCTGCCGGGAACCAGGTCTTGGTCGAGCCGCCGTAGCTGGAGACCGTGGTGCTGCCGTCGCTCAGCAGGATGCCCAGCTCAAGCTCGACGGACTGGTTGTCAGCGATGCCGAACGTTCCGCTGAATGCCGTGCCGGTGCCGTTGCCCGATCCGCTGTTACCTGAAGTAACACCTCCCGAGAGCCACGGCGACGCCATCCACAGCACGCCGTATTCCTGGCTGGTAGCGGAGGTAACCGTCAGGGTGGTGGAGGTGGTGATCGAGAACTCGATGTTGGCCACGTAGGCGTACAGGGTGACGCCGTTGCCACCGGAGCCGGCCTGGCTTTGCCCGGAAAGCTGGTAGATATTGCCCGCCGAGTCCGTGACCAGCAGGTCGGCTACCTCAGCCGTGGACTCAATTACGGCAACGGCAGTTCCCTGCGCAACAGAGGCTCCGGACACACCTGTGGTGTGCGTGGTGCTGCTGTAGGCGGCAGAGTTCAGGTAAGAGAACATGGTGGTGACGGACGGGGCAGCCATGTACGAGGCCATGGAAGTGCTGGTCAGCAGGCCGCCCGCGCCGCCGGGGCTGTGGATCGCGTTGCTGCTGCCGGTGCCGCCGATCACGCCCAGGGCGCTGTTGTTCGCCGCTGACTGACCGCCGTGCGCCGACACGATGGTGCCTGTGGTGGCCGTGGACCCGAAGGTGGTGTTACCGCCGTTAACGGGGGAGCCGCTGCCGATGGCGTAGGTGAACTGCACCATCCCGTTGCCGCCGTTGCCGCCCAGGTAGTTGGTCTGCTGGGTACCGGGCTTGGTGTTCGACGGGTTGGACGCGTTGTACAGCGGGGAAGCCTGGTAGCCTCCGCCACCGCCACCGCCTGGCTGGATTCCCGCGCCGGGGAAGCCTGGGGTGTTCGCGCCAGGCCCGCCGTTACCTCCCTGTCCCGTGCCGGTGCCCGCGATGCCGCCCTGCTGCCAGTGACCGACGCTGGAAACATACGGCAGGGAGTCACCGCCCACGCCACCGGGGCCAGACGCGCCGCCAGCGCCTCCGCCACCGCCACCAGAGGGGCCAGGGGCGTTGCCACCGCGACCGCCGGGGTAGTGAGTGGTACCGGGAGCTGAGGTATTGGTCGCGCCGTGGCCGCCGGAGCTGCCGCCTGTCAGGGCGGTGTTACCACCGGACGCCGAGCACAGTGAGGCGGTGTAGGTGAGGCCAGGGCCGCTGGCCATGTAGGAAGCACCGCCGATACGGGCGTCGTTCTGGGCGCTGGAGGTTCCGGTGTCGGCCTTGCCGCCCTTGCCCACCCAGATGTAATAGGTGACGCCCGCTGTGACTGCCTGCTGCTTAGACCCGTAGCCTCCGCCACCGCCACCGCCGCCTCCGGCTGCTCCCGCGCCTCCGCCGCCCCACGCTTCCATGAGTACGGTGGTAACGCCGACCGGGCAGGTCCAGTGCGCGAGCCCGGCTGTGGTGAACTGCACGACGGTGTTAGTGAGCTGGCCGGGAAGACCCGCCGCGCCGATGGACCACGGCACGTTGGTACCGGGCAGCACGTTCAGGGCAAGCTCCTCCGCGAACTCACCGCCGCCTCCGCCGGCCGCCGCAATGGTGCGGGACAGGTTGGTCGAGGACCCCGCGCCGCCAGCGCCCCACGCTTCAGCCTGAACTGAGTACACACCCGGCGGGACAACCCAGGTGCCGGTGGCCGGCGTGGTGATTTCCTTGACGATGTTTGCCGAGGCTGGCATCTGGCACTGAACGCTGATCGGAGAGCGCGCCGAGCCCGGCAGGGCGAACAGGTTGTACAGCGAGCCGCGCGCCGAGACCTGGTTCTGCACGGTGTTCGGGGTTGCCACGATGTCATTCAGCCAGCAGTGCATGCGTACGTAGCCGGTGTGGCCGGAGGCCGACCAGTTGGTAATCGTGACGTTGTAACCCGTAATTGCGTTGTAACTGAACGCTTTGCCCTGCGGGATTGCCGCGTTGATCTTCGTCCACTTGGGAGCGGTGGGATTTGCTCCCCAGGTAACCTTCTTGGACGATGTGGAAAACGAGATGGAGCGCCCGATGTTATCGATCAGCGTCCATTGCAGGTTGACGTTGGAGATGAACGACGGGTTTGCCGGCCACTGGGTGTCATAGCTCTGCCCGAACCACACAGACAGCACAGGGCAGCCGACAATACTCGCGGGTACCGCAAGAGTCTGCTGGAAGTTCGCGGCCGGGTACGGCGTCTTGATAGGCCGGGGAGCCGCGTAGTGCGCACTGTGGCCCACGTAACCCGGCGGCGGCGTGGTAGTGTCCCAGTTCCAGTACCTGTTGGTGGGCTGCATCGGGATGACCACGACGCCCGAGGGGTTAGGCAAGCCGCTGGCGATGTTGTACGTCAGCGCAGTCTGGTTAATGGGCTGCGCGAACCAGGAAATGGTGGCGTTCCAGCCGTTACCCGATGGCGTGGCAATTGAGTTGAATCCCGTTGGCAGTGCGCCGGAACTCCCCGCGCCGAACGAGACGCTGAACATCTGGTCGTAGTCGGAAAGGCCGGTGATGTTAGCGCCGTAGCTGGTTGCGGTGCCTGTTTCAGATACCGAGGCAGCCAGCGGAGTCCACGCGCCGGATACGGCGAGCAGGTCGGCTTGGAAGTTCTGCGTCGTGGACGAGGTAATTGTCACGTGGTCGGTAGCCCCGACGCCGTTAACGATTGGCGCGGTGTACACGAAGTTGTACTGGCTGGCCGAGCCGTTCCGCTGGACAGAGGCGAGGGTGAACGGGTTGCCCTGCGTGTCGGTGACGCCCGTGATGTTGTTGGCGGAAGTCTGGAACTGCACGACAACGGTGTGGCTACCGGATGTCATGGTGACGCCGTAGGCGATGGTGAACGAGCTGGTGGTGGTCGGGTTGCTGACGTTCAGCGAGGTCCAGGTGGGAGCGTTGATGATCGGCGGCGGGCTGAACACCGTGGCGAAGCCGTCGATAGTTGACGAGCCGCTTGACTGGACGCCCCCGATGATCGGGTTGGCCATGGTCAGGTTCTGCACGCCGTCAACGTCGCTCCGGCCGTACGGCAGGGCCTGGATCTCCAGCGTGACCAGGGCGATGGGGTAGTTCGCCCTGCCGATGGTCGCGCCTGTCGCGCTGCCGCCAGCGGAGTAGTTGAAGCCGTACACCGGGGCCGAGGCCAGGGCGCGGAACGCGTCGAGGAGCATGGGCAGGCCAGTGTCGGCGGAGGTCCACTTGATCTGCCAGTACTGCTGGTCGATGAGAGCCATCAGCATCTCGCGCGCCTTCAGCACCTGGGCCATGCCGCCCGCCTGGGTACCGAAGATCATGACTGGCAGGCTGATGGTGCGGTTGCTCGCGCGGTAGCCGAAGGGACGTTCCCCGTCCAGCAGCATGGAAGCCACCACGTCCTGCGTCGGCTGGGGCGCATTCAGGTCATACGACGACTCGTAGCCGTAAGCTGCGGAGTTCAGCGAGGGCGGCGCGAGGATGCGGAACGTCGGCCCCTGGCCGTTGGAGTCAAGCAGCTCGGGGATCGTGCTCGGGATGCCCTGGCCGCCGCCCATCAGCTCGATCTGCCCGTCGAGTACCAGGGAGTCAGTGTCACCGGCCAGGAAAGGACTGGAGTTCCAGCCGAGCACCACGCCTGCGCTTGCCGACGACCAAGGCCAGGTCGTGTACGTGAATGCGTAGTTTATGTTGACCGGCAGGGAAGTGGGGATGTTATCCATTTCGGCCTGGTAGACCGAAAGCGGGTTGACCGAGGACGGGTTGCCGACCAGCTCTATCTGCGCAACGGCGTAAACCGACAGGGCAGGAGCGGTAATCAGGCCGGTGTTAATCGTGTAGAGGACCCCGCCGGTCATGTTCGTCTGCGTGATCACAGAGCTAGAGCTGATCAGCGTCCCGGTGGCGTTATACCAGGAGACGTAAATGGCCGCGCCGGAAGCCCATGTTGTCGCGTACGAGCAGACGATCTGGAATTGGTACTGGGAGGTGCCGTTACCATTAACCGGAATGTTCTCCGACTCAGTAAGCGTGCCGCTGCCGCCTGCTGTGTTGGCGATCGTCATCCAGTACGGGAAATTCCCTGGGCCGCTATACGCTGACACTACATCTCCACACTAAGGCTGCGAGTTCGCGTGTTCGCATACGGCGTACACGTGAACTTCTACTTCCCCTGAGCTGTTAGTATTGTTGAATATGGCTTCCCAGCCATACGGAGGTTGCCCGTTACTGGGTGTCAACGGCACACTACTGGCCACCGTGACGCCGGGGAACCCGCCCCCCGCGTTTATATCAAATCCTCCGCCTGTTGCAATATCCCCGCCGCTATTGCATTGCGCGAGGACATCGTAGGTTGACGTTGCAGGCGGTACGTAGTCGTTGGTTTGTGCAGTGTAGAAGGTGTAATTTCCGGCCGGGCCTTCCATCCCTGTATCACCCTGCGGACCAGAGGGCCCAGCCGGACCTGCGGGTCCAGTAGCGCCTGCGGGTCCGGTCTGGCCCCAGTCAATTTCTGTCCAGCCGCCGGGGCAGTGCCCGCTGGGAAGAGCCGTGTCGATGACACCGAGCGGAGTGCTAGCTCCGTTGGCCTGAGGGTGGTAACAACCGTGGATGACGCCGCCGGAATCCGGGATGGACGCGAGGGCAGACGGGACGGCTATGCCTATGAGGACCAGGACACCTACGCCGATGAACAGCATGCGCCGGGGAATGCGCCTGACAGTAGAGCCGAGGTTCCTGATCACAAATCCTCCTGGTAGTTCGCTTTCGGGGTCAGCCTACAGTGAAGGGACTTCACAGGGAAGCATTAGTTCTGGCCTGTGTAGTAACCGTGCTTGACCCCGTTGCCGGTCCCGGTTCCGATAGCCGACCCGATAGCCTGCGGGAACTGCTTCCACAGCGTGATCATGTAGTTCAGCGCGGACACGATGTCCTGGCCCTGGTAGGTGGTTATCGGCTGCATCATGTTCGACCCGGCCGCTGCCTGCCCGGCGTTGCTCACGTACTCCGGCTGGCCGTTCTCCGCGAAGCTGTACGGCATCCCGGTGTAGGCTCCCTGGCCGTAGACAGGCTCGTTGATGGCACCGCCCGTGCTGTACGCCTTGATCCGGCCGCCCTTTGCGTAGCTGTAGCCGTTGGCGATAACCCCGCCGCCGTTACCGGAGGTCACACCGCCGTTCACCGCGCCGTTGACAACCTGCGCACCGGAGGTAGCCGGGCCGCCGAGCAGGGCGTACAGCTCCTGGGCAATGGCGGGCCGCGTGTCGGACAGCGGCACCAGCGGAGCCTCGTAGCGCGACCACACGTCGCCGGCCAGGACCGGGTTGCCAGCCGCGTTCAGCGGGCCAGCGCCGCCACGGGAGTTCATGTAGCCGATGACGCCCTTGAGCTGGGCGGCAAGGTCGTAGGCCACGTTGCCGGTCGGGCCGTGGTAGCCGGGCGGGAGGCCGATGGTGTTGCCGGTCCAGCCGATGAGGCCGAAGCCTCCGGAACCCACCGACTCAGGGCCGAGGGAGTTCTCCTCGCCAGAGATGGTAGCGGCCATGCCCGCTGCCGCCGCACGGTTCAGGCCGTTCTGCATGAAGTAACGGGCGAAGTTCAGCAGGTTGCCGATGGACTCGAAGCCGCCGCCCGCGATGCCGCCCGTGTAGTTGCTGCCTGCGAGCAGCGCGGCCTGCTTCGCGTTGTTGATGGCGCTGTTCAGGGCCGGCCCGAGGGCCTTGGAAAGCTGGGTGGTAAGTTGCGAGGCAGTCTTGTCAGCGAAGCCCGGTTCCTGGTACTTGTCCATCAGCTTGGAGCCCGCAGACGGGTCGATGGGCAAGCCGGCCACGGTGGAGTCGAGGATGCCGCCGCTGGCGTAGCCGGGAATGCGGCCCTTGGCGAAGCTGGTGAACGACGGGTGGGTAGCCAGGTTCTTGGGAACGATGGCCTCGCCGCCCTGGAGCGCGACAGGGCCCTTCGGTGAGACAGCCAGCGTGTCGTCGCCGCCGTTGTGCCAGCCGGGCACCTTGCCGCCGCCGGCCAGCTCCGGGATCGGGCCGCCCATGTACTTGTGCGTCAGGGCGGACGCCGTTGCCTGCGCCTTCTGCGCGGCGTTGGGCGGCGGGTTAGCCACCGAAGCGCCGGGCGCGAGGGTGCCAGCCGAGACAGACACGGTGCCGTTGACCGTGACGCTGCCGCCGCCGGACACCTTGAAGGCGATGTTCGCGGCGTAGTTGCCCGCCACCTGGTGAAGCTGCTCCCACAGGATCTTGGCCTGGGCAGCCGTTTCCCCGAACTGCGCAGCGGTCTTGATGAACTGCGCCTCGGTCTCGCCCGCCTTGTGCGCGAGGGTGTCGAGGTACTGCTTCTCCATCGCCGCCCACAGGGCATTCGCCTGCGAGGTAGTCAGGTCCAGGCCGTTGCGCGCCAGGTTGACGAACATGGACTTGGCGCTGTTACCCTTGGTAACGATCATGTCCAGGTTCTGCAAGGCGAACTCGCCCCACAGGGTCTGCGCCTCGTGCGTGGAGATGTGCAGGCCGTTCTCGGCCATGTTCAGGAACGCGGCCTTGGTAGCGCCGGCCTTGCCTGCTATCTGATCGAGGTTCTGGTTGCCGAACTTCGACCACAGTGCTTGCGCCTGCTGCGTGGTGAGCTGAAGGCCCTGGACCGCGAAGCTCACGAACTGCCCCTTGGCCCCGGTCGCGTCCCTGCCCGAGGTGACCATCGCTGCATCCTGCTTGACCAGCGCATTCCACATGAGGTTCTGCTCGTTAATGGTGCCGGGCATTACCGACGTGAGCTGCTGGACGGCAGAGGCGTTAGCCGACGTGGCCTTCTGGAAGTTCTTAGCCGCCGTAGCGCTCTGAGCCTGAACCGCGACGTACTTGTTCAGTGCGGCAGTAGAAGCGCCGAGCTGGGAGTCAATAGAGGCAATGGCGGCAGGGCCGTACCCGAGCTGCTTCAGGTAGGCGTTGAGCTGCTGCTTGGCAGCCGAGGTGCCTTCCCCGGTCTTCAGCATCGCCTGGTAGAACTCACCAGAGTAAGCCAGGGCAGCCTGGGTGACCTGTCCCTTGGAGTTGGACGCCGCCTGCGCCAGCCCGTTAAGCGCGTTGCCGAAGTTCGCGGTCTTGATGATCGCGGCGGACTCGGCGTTGGTGATCGAGGTCAGGATCGCGTTGCCGAGGTTCTTCTCCGCCGTGGTCAGGTTGGCGGCGGAAATGGTCAGCTTGCCCTGCTCGGTGTTCAGGTCAGCCTCAGCGCCCTTGGTGTTGCCTACCCACTTGGCAAGGGTCTGGAAGCTGTCGGTGGCCGGGCCGCCCATGAGCTGCGCGAGGGAGCTGACCTCAGCCGTCGCCTGCTTGCTGCCCGCCGCGAACGGGAGAAGCTGGGCGATGATGTCCTTGCCGGACTTAGCCAGCTCGTTTTGCGCCTTGCTGGTATTACCGGACGCTGCGGCCAGGGTCTGAAGGTTCCCGAACAGAGTGGTGCCCGCAGTGAGCTGGGAGTCGAACGCCTGGCGCACGGCGAGGGACGCATTGGAGGTGCCGCTCATCGTGCCGCCGAGGGCGCTAAACCGCTCGGTCAGCTTGCCCACCGTCACGGTAACCTGGGGCGCAGCCGCAGCGGTCTTGCCCATGGCTGCCGAAAGCCCCTGGAAGCCCTGCTCGAACGCGACGAAGCCGGACTCGCCGCTGGTGACCATGTTGACCCATGCGGACTCTGCCTGCGTCAGGGCCTGGATGTTCTTGGTCGTGGTGCCCGTGGAGATGTTCAGGGCAGCGAGTTGCGCGCCGGCCGCGCCAGACTGCGAGCCCATGTAGCCGTAGCCCTTGGCCAGCGCCTCCAGCTCGACATACTGCGTCTTGAACGTCCCGTTGTTCTCAGTGGCGATCTGGCCAGCGGAGATGCCCACCAGGTTCATGGCGCTCTGCGCCGCGCCCACGCTGCCGAAGATCCCGGCGAGCTGTGACAGGCGGGAGCCGTACGTGGTGCCCTCGCTGATGACCTGTAGCTGCGCAGCAGAGAGCTGGTGGTACACGCTGGTGGTGTTGGCCGCCGCCGTCTGGAACTGCTTGTTGCCGGTGTTCTGTGCGTCGGTAAGCTGCTGCTGGTTCTTCAGGATGTTCTTAACCGACTGAGCCTGCGCGTCGGACACGTTCACCGGAATGTTCGCAGCGGCCTTGTTGTACTGCTCCTGCGCGTTGACGTTGCCCTGGAGGCTCACGTTGAGCTGGCGCGTGGTCTTCTCCAGGGCAACGGTCAGGTTCTGCCCGATGTTCGCTGAGTTAGAAGTAGAGATCAGCTTCTGCATCGCCTGGTTGAACTTGACCGTGTTGTCCGTGACCAGCTTCAGGCCGAGGTAGACCGCGCCGCCGAGTACCGCAGCGAAGCCGATAGCCGCCGCGCCCTCCGCGCCGAACGGGATGAGGCCAACAGCGTCCCCGAGTAGCTTGGACCCGGCCGCAGCAGGGCCGGCGCTGCCCGCTATCTTGCCGATGCTGGTCGCGTAGCTGCCTGTCTTAACCGCGCCTGCCGCCAGGACCCCCACGAAGCCGCCGATGGCGGTACCGAACCTGGTGAACTTGTTGGTGGACGCCTCAGCGTCGCCGCCGATACCGACCAGGGCAATTCCCATGGCGTCGGCGTACTTGGTGACAGCTCCCACGGCCATCGCGCGGCCGAGTGCCAGCACGGCGGTAACCGCAAGGCCGACGTAGATGAGGAACCCGTGAATTGCCAGGCCGACCTTGAGGAACGGCGCGGCAGCCTGCACCACGTCAGCGGTCATTGTCAGGATGGCGTCACCGACTAGCAGCAGGATGTGCACGTAGCCGGGAAGGTCCTTAATCAGGGAGCCGATGATCCGGAATACCTGCTCGAACCCGTACCCGATCTCGGCGAAGTCCTTAGCGCCGACAGACACGATGTTGTCGAAGCTCTTCTGGGCACTGCCAGCCCAGCCGACCAGTTTCGCACCCCATACGTCAACAACCGCTCCGACCTTAGCCAGCGCAGCGCCGAGCGGCGCGGCATTGCGGCCGATGATCAGCATGTACTCGCCGAACGCTTCCATGATGGAAGGCTCAATGGCGCGCTGGATGGTGTCGAAGCCCCTTCCCAGGTCAGGGAGCTTCCCGCCAACGCCGTCGAGGATGGTGTTGATGTTCTTCCACTGGCCGTAGATCTTCTCGGCCACGGGATAGGCGTACGCGGCGAAAGCACCGACAGCGATAAGAGCCGGGCCCCAGGCTGCCGCGAATTCCAGGATCGCGTCCGCGCCCAGGTGCCACAGGGATACCGAAGCCGCCCAGTGCGGGAGGATAGAGTCCAGCGCGCCGCCGAACAGCCGCATCTTGGCAGTCAGCGAGGACCAGCCCGCCGAGAACGGGTTCATGTCCCCGATGATCATGCGGTTAGTGGCAAGAATCCTGCCGAGCCCGGCCGCGACAATAGGCGTCAGCGTGACGGTATTGTCCATTTCCTTGTTGAAGGACCGGAACGCGGTCATGGCGTCAAGGGTCTTGGCCGCCAGTTGGTCCATCAGCAGGGCTTCGGAGTTATTCAGGCCGCCTGTGTTAAGCGTCTGGTACGCACCAGGCGTTACCGGAAGCGTGACCCTGGCGTTGACGGTGAGGCTTTCCAGCTTCTTCTGGAAGGCTTCGACTTCGGCCGCCAGCTTGAACAGGGACGCCTGGAAAGGCAGCGTGTCAGCCGTAACCGGCATGTCCTTGAGCTGGTGCGCGAGCTTCAGGGCCTGGGCCTGCATGGCGACGATCTTGGCCAGGTATGCCGAGTCGTTAACGTCAGCCCGCATCTTGTCCAGGGCCTCGGAGACCTTGCCAACTCCCGCGCCGAGTTCAGCCAGTGCCGCCTGGGCCTCAGCGGTGTTGAAGTCCGCGCGCATGCTCTTTGCCGCGTCCTCCAGCGCCTTGACGCCGGTCTCCATGCTGTAGAGCTTGCCGATGGCGCGGTTGATGTTGAAGTCCGCGTCTACGTTCCCCGCGCGCTTCTCCAGGTCATCAATGCCCGCGAGGAGCGTGTACAGCTTGGCGAGGCCCTTGGTGTCGTTCATGTCGAGCGGGATGTTGTCCGCCCGCTCGCGCAGCGCCGTGAGGGCCGCGTCCAGTTGCGACAGGGTGGTGATCGCGCTGCGCGCGTTGAACTTCAGGTCCGCGTTGCCCTTCAGCCCCTTCAGGGCGGCGGCGATGGCAGCGACCTTCTTGTCAACGTCGGAGGCATCAGCCGTCAGCTTGATGTCGCCCCGGATGCCTGCTGTCGCCTTGTTAACCTCGGACGTGGCCATTGTCCGGAATAGCGACGCGTCTGGGAGCAGGGAGATGTAGGCTTCGCCGATAAGGCGCGACATCTGTTTACTCCCCTCACAGGTCTGCTATTGCAGCGTACAGGGCCTCGCTCAGGAAGGGAATGCGCTGCGCGTGGCCGTACCTGCCGCCGCCTTCCTCCAGGAACAGGGTGGGGCCGTAGGCCGCGTCAGTACCACCGAACAGGTCACCGTGCACGGTGTAACCGATGTGCGGCCGGACGCTGCCCTTCAGGTAGCCGAGCGAGCGCGGCAGGTAGGACGTGGAGTCCTTGCCCCAGGACCAGTTCTTCTGCTTCTGAATGGGCGCGGTGGCCTCCGCAATGGCCGTCATCTCCCCAACCTTCTCCGACAGCCACCGGCCGACAGGCCCGTCGATGCTGTGCAGCAGGTCATACAGCGCCGCGTCGTCCCACTCGACACCAGCCACTGTTTCACCGCCTCACAAAGTATCGCGAGCTTCCTCAGCGCGCTGTTCCCGCGCCTTGTTCGCTTCCAGCTTCCGGATCTTGTCCATTCCCTCAAGCTCCCAGGGATTGCCCTTGAAGTCCGCCAGGCCGTCCCATTCCTTGTCCTCGAACCGCCAGCGGTCCTCTTCGCTGACCCCCCGTGGCAGGGCGCTCATGGATTCCTCTTCAAACATCTCAGCAATCTGCTCTTCGGTATAGCCCTGGGCAGGAAGCATGACGTGCTTGTGCATCCACAGCGCAAGGTCTTCGTGCGCGGCGCGCAGCCCGATCTTCTCCTCGAAGTAGCAGATCCGGTCGTCCAGTGACTCGTCGAACCTGTGCCCGGCCATGCGTGCAGCCCGGTCTTCCTCGCGCATGTCCTTGATGACGTGGAAGTACGCGAAGTTCAGCGCCTCGCGCACCGTCATCTGGTGCACTTGCCTGCCGCTGCCCTCGGCTAGCGAGCCGCCGTCTAGGTAACCCTGGTTGGAGATCAGCCAGTTGAGGAGCCAGTGGCAGCCTCGGTAGGGCGTCCCGCCAGGGCCTCCAGGGCAGCGTTGGCGAACTCCAGAAGCTCGGTGGCGTCCAGCTTTTCCTCGCGGGAGTACCGCTTGAACTCGTGCCAGTCGTCCGCGTGCACGGCGTCCTGGAGAACGTAGAAGACAGCCCGCAGGCCGGCCGCGCTCGCAACGTCCTGGTCAGAGGCAGCCGCCCACTCCATGAGCGGCATGATTCCAACGTCGTCGGCAAGGCGGAACTCGCGGTCGCGAAGCGGAGCGGTAAGGATGCCGCCCTTGCCCTCGTCGGAGCGGGTTTCCTTGCTCACGCGGGCGCTCTGGTCAGCCGTCTTCATCTGCGAGCGCGCAGCGCGGGTGTCCCCTGTGGTCCTGCGGACAGGTGGCATCTTGTGTCTTCCGATCTCTGTGATAGATTAGGCGCGATTGAGGCACCTTTCTACAGAGATCGGGCAAAGGCCCTGGTTTGGCGGCCAGGGCCTTTGCTGTTGCACCGATCAGGTGCCGGCGATACCGCCGGCCGGGTAGCGCTGAACCTGCGACGCGGCGTTCCAGGCCGACTTGAAGGTGACAGCCGCAGCCACACCACCAGCGGAGCTGAAGTCGGGCAGGATCGTACCGAAGAAGTACTGGCCGGGGTTCGCGCCCTCAAGGCCCAGGAGCGACGGGTACAGGTAGAAGTTCCGGGACAGTCCGTCAACCGAAGCCGCGTAGGTCTGGCCCGTCGCGGTGTCGTAGAAGCCCGAGAAGTCACCCGAGGCGTCCGGCAGGCCGGAGACCCAGACTAGGTTGTTGTCACCCAGGCAGGTAACGTCCACCTTGGCGACTGTGAAGTTGATGGTCCAGTCAGCGACGAACGCCAGCGGGGAGGCATAGTTGCCAGTGGGCCCACCGGGACCAACCTGGCCCAGGTACACCATGCCGTTGCGACCGTGGATACGCGACACGTACAGTCACCCTCTCATTACGGTGAGTGTGGTCGTGCCGGCTCCCGGCGCGGGTGCGCCAGACCTCGGTTGCTCAATCCTAAGAGTAGGCGGCTATGTGAAGATGTTCAACACCTGCTACTCGGGCGGACGCCACCCGTGTGCGATAAGAAAATCGCGAAAAGGCCCGGTCATCTCCACGCCCTCGCCGGTTACGTTAATAGCGGACGGCAGCAGGTCGAGCATTAGCACGGGCTTGCGCTTCGCGGCGTCGAACCGGAGCTGCATGGCGCTAACGTGCTGGCCGATGTCGTAGTCGTCAATAATGACAGAGCCCGCGCCAGGTGTTACGTCGATACTCACCTTGCCGGGAACCTGCGGACGGGCGTTAGGGTTAGGCATTCTTCCTCACCAGTGGCTCGGTCTTGTGGGCGCAGTCGCACCAGGAACCGCCCTTGCATGCCTCGTGATGCATCTCGGCGGCGTGAGTATTACCAGCGGCCAGGTACTTTCCGGCAGCGCGGCACGGCGGGCAGATCACTTCAGGATCTCCAGGTTCTTCATGAGACGGCAGACGGAATCGGCCTGGTTGTCGAACGTACGGTCCTGAACGGCGTACAGCGCCTGCGCCGTGAGGTCTTCTCGTTCCTCGTCGTGCGCTACGTAGTAGCGAATCAGCTCCTCGGCCTCGGCTGGCGTGCTGAAGGTAGGCAGCATCGGGAACATCTCGTCAGATTCCGGGCGCGAGTCGCGGATGAAAAACAGGCCGCAGGCCGCCATCTCCACTTCGCGCGGTCCCATGGCCCAGCCCCTGCCTTTTTGCTCTTCCTCGGCCTCGCGCCGGTAGAAGTTCAGGCCGGTCTTGGCGATGCGGTAGACACGGGCGGTTTCCTCGTTGTCCACGCAGTGGTCGGGGGAGTGCCCGAGGTACTTCCACAGGTGCTGGTACTCTTCCGGGGCGCTGTTCCAGGAGTTACCACCGAACGCCACGTCCATGCCGTCGAAGTTCATCGCGTCAAAGAACTTCAGGCGGGACAGGAACGCGGTACCGACGAACGCGAAGTCCAGCTCGTAGTTCCTCGGGTCAGCCGGGTAGTGAATCTCCGGGTCATAGGAGTGGGGGACGTACGCGACGGGCCCGAGCTGTGACCACAACTGGAGGTTGGTCGGGTCGTTGAGCAGGTTGAGGTTGGCGAACTGCCCGCGCTTCATCTGCTCGCCATCCTGGTACGGGCTCTCGGTGTGCAGGATGACGATCTTGCTGCCGGCCTCACGGATGATCCTGAAAACGTCTGCGCGGAAGAAGAACGCCGAGACGAAGAACACGATGTCCGGCTTATGACGCATGCAGTCTTCCAGTAGCCCGGCCGTCGATAGCCGGGCAATCATCGACGGTTCGGGAACGGCCTTGCGCACCGGGTGCTGCCCGCAGGTTTCGCAGGCGGCCTCGTTCACGTCCTCGAAAACTGCCTGCCCGTAGAAGGTCAGCCGGTCATTGGTGTTGTAGACGAAGACCTCGTGGCCCTGCTTTATGAGTGCCTTCTTCCAGCCCCGGAACACGTCGTGAACACTGAAGTCCGGGCCTGGGTGAACGAGCAGGATCTTAGCCACGGTCTTCTCCCGCCGGGATGATCCTGAATGAGCCGGGCACGTAGCTGATGTCCCAGTCTTCTACTTCCCCGATCAGTATCCAGTCGTGCAGGACGGGATCGTGAATGTACAGCTTTCCCTTATGGCCACTGACTACGCTCACCGTGCGCTCACATTCCAGTTGATCCGTGCCCCGAAGTACAGGGAGCCAGCCCATTCTATCGGGCCGTACCCGTCCACGGTGGTTGTCTCACACCATTCGACGGTGCCGCCGAGCGTGGGGTCCATCGCGATGGCCATTGCCACTGATACCGGGCCGGTGCCGGGAATGTTCTCGAAGCCCAGCCACGCATCGAGGTTGTCCTGGACGTTCGCCATCGTGTCCGCGCGCGCAACTACCAGGTAACCCGCAAGGGTGAACTCAGTGGGGCTTACCGGCTTACCGTGGGTGTCAAGCAGGCCCTCCCCCATGCACACTCCCACCTTCGCTACCGGGGCCCTCGGGATCACCAGCAGCATCGGCGGGTTGATCGTGTCCAGGTACTCCGCCGACGTTGACAATGACGGCAGCGCATTCGCTGACACCTGAGCTGCTATCGACGCCCTGATCGCTACCAAGTCGGCCATTGCGAACCTCTTCCACGTGCGCCTTCAGGTGCTCGATCGTCGGGTGTGTACCGTGAACTTCGTAGTGGTGCTTCTTGCATACCCTGTAGTCTCCTGCCGGGTACGATCCTATCCTCCAGCAGCCGTGAGCGTGGCAGTTCGCTTTCCTGCCGTGCTGGTACACGAGCCCGAGGACGCCGGAGATGATGCCCAGTTCCCAGGGGAAGACAGACCCGAATCCTGACCAGTACGCGTAGAAGCCCTCTGACTCGTGGCCGCTGGCGCTGCCGCTGTGGATGGCTGCCCACGGCTGCCAGGTGTGATACCAGTACACAGCCGTGACAGTTATGAAGACCACAATGACAGCGAGCAGGTACGGCCAGAGCCTCTTCAGGATTGCCATTCCAGTTCCCAGGCTTCCTCAACGGGCGTGTCGATTTCCGTGACTGACCCCCACGATACGGCCTTGCCCTCGCCCAGGGAAAGAGCGGCATGAGGCTGCATCCCCGCGTCCGTCTTGGCCTCGTAGCCGATCACCAGCAGCTCGTCCTCCATTGCCGGGCCCGTAACAGGCCGGTACATCCGCAGGTGCACGCCGCCGCCAGGCCAGCCGATCAGCCAGGTGGTCCACAGCACTTCCTCGATGGTCGGCTTCTCCAGGCACGCCTCAGTCAGTTCCCGCATGTGGTGCTCAGTAGGCCGCACGCCCTTGTCCCGCAGCAGGCTGTTGGCGATGGCCACCACCACGCAGTTCGGCGTGAACTCGTCCCCCACCCACTTGGACTGCGCTGCGGTCTGCTTGATCGGCGCTACCGTCCGGGTGTGAGCTGCGTACATGGCCGCCGCGTACCCCGCCGCGCAAGCTGATGCCGCCGCAGCGTAGTTAGGGCTGCCGTCAGGGAACAGCGGCGCGGTGCGCGGCTTGCGGGCCCTGGTCGCACGAGGACGGACGGGCCGGGCGGGAGCGCTGACTGACGGGGCGTACTGGGAGTTCTTGGCCGGGGGCAGTACCGACTTGGCCGCCCTGGTGGCCGCGAGCTTAACCCGGCTCAGGATGGCGACGGCAGCGTAGGACGTGTGGGCGACGGCCTGAGTGTACTGCTGGGTCTGGGAGACGCGCAGGTGGTTGTACATGTTGTTCTCGATGCGCGACTGGAGGGCGGAATTCTGGTGCGCCAGCCGTGACTGGGCGTAGGTAGCGCGAGCGGCCTGGGTAGCTACGGCGGCAGCCTGAACTGACGTTCGCGCCGCGCGGGACAAGATGGCCGGGGCGGTCACCAGGAACCGCCGCCGCTGGGTCCGGGCCGCGTTCGTGCTGGCCAGCCGGCGAGCTGCCTGCGTCGCCTGTACGCTCAGGAGCTTAGACGAGGTAGCGACGGCCCTGGCCTGCTGCTGTAGCCCCCGGCGCGGGGCATTGGCAGCAGTTGCCCTTGGGCGGGCTCGCGGGGTCCTTGCCTTAGCGGCCATGGCCGAAGCCGAACTTCCTGCCCGCTACCACGTCACTTACGAAGGCATCCGCGCCGGGCCCGCGCTCTACCTGGCCGCCGCCGACACTGTGCGGGTCAACGGGGGCGCGCTCGAACTCTTCCTGCTCGCCGTCGTCAGTTGCCACTGTGCCCTGAAGGAACTGGAGGACGTACGCCCGGCCGAAAACTTCAACGATGACCCGCACTACTGCCTCCGTGCCCGTGGATAATCTCCTGGATGACATTACCCTTGTCGTGCTCTACGTGCTCAAGGTGCAAGCCGTCGTGCTGCCTGCGCGGCTCGTCTTTGTCTTCGTCTGGCACGTCGGTGCCATTGTCGTCCGGCGCGTCGCCGCCTTGCAAGTCGCCCGTTATCTCCTGTAGCGCCTTAACCAGGTCAGCCAGGCCGCCGGGAGTCTTGGTGTCCAGCCGGTCAGCGATCTTCTCCTGCGTCTCGCGATGGCGCTTCCACGCCTGCCAGGGGCGAAGGCACGCCGCCAGGGCTGCACTCAGGAGAATCGTCACCCAGAAGGCCACCTGCGCCTTCCAGAAGTTATTGTTCTCCAGCCACCAGTAGGTGTAGATCCACCACACGGCTACTTCTGGGTACGGAGCGCGTTGAACACCTTCTGCCCGCCCGTGGTAAGGCGCGGCTGGTGCTGGGGAAAGTGCACGGTGGTACCGGGCGGTACGATTTCCGCCTGCGGGTCCACGGTGCCGTGAACTTCCTCCACAGTCGCCTTCTCCGCGTCCGCGCCGTCCACCTCGAACAGCGGGTCAACATTCATCGGTCCCTCTGCCATCACACACCGACCTTTCGCCTGAAGTTGATGTAAGGCCGCAGAAGCTCTACAACCATCGGGTTCGACTGTACCCTGACCAGGCCGGTTGCGGCAGTGCCTGCCATTCCCCAGGGCGTGTCCTTCGACTTGTAAATGTCCGTGCACAGCATCAGGGAAGCCTGGGTAACTTCCGGCGGTACGTAGTCCCAGCCCCATGTGCCGATAATCTCAACCCGGTTCAAGTGAGAATATGGCCACACGAAAGGCAGCCACTCGCCGGCTCCTGTACCAGGGGCGTTCATGATTGCCTGGAGCTGCATGTACGGACGGCCTACGCCGCCTGCCGCGTTCGGGTTGTAGTTGTCCTCGTAGTTCGAGGAGTTGCCCAGCTTCAGGGCGTAATTCGCCCCGGTGCCCACGGGCGCTACAGGGTGTCCCCATGCGGTCTCGTAAATGCCGTCGCCGTCGTAGTCCAGGTTGACCAGCGTGTTCGCTGCCTGGGACGGGGCGAGGTCGTCGATGGCCAGTTCCCAGATGCTGTACGGCACGTACGTCCGGGTCTCCTGAAGCTGGTAGAAATGCCTGCCGCAGTAGCGGTTGATCCAGTTCGAGACGGCGTGAATAGCGATCTGCATCTCGTAGTCGAACGTGTGGTAGTTCTTGTCACCGACAGGCAGGGCCAGGTGCGACTTCAGCTCTTCCATGCCCGTGTACCAGTACTGCATGCCGTAGCCGACATCGGTCAGCGGGATCAGCCGGAACGTGCCGGGAGTGACCTGCTGGACATTGTTGCCGGAGCCGACCCAGGTGTACATGTACAGGCCGGGAACGGTAATGCCGTCGATCGTCAGGCTGTAGTTCCCGGCAGAGACCTTGACGATGTTGTTGAGCCCGGAGCCGGCCGAGTAGGTGTAGTTCGTGATCGTGCCGGTCGGGTCGATGATTACCGCAGTGATGGAACTGGGGTCAGCGACGGTACCCGTGAAGTTCGTGAAGGTAACACTGGTTACTGCTACGGCCTCAGTCGGGCTGTCATAGACAAGTTCCGCGCCCATCAGAGCGTCACCCACGTAATCGGCCCGTAGACGCAGGTGTTCTGGAGGCCGCTGAATACCACGTCGATCCTGTAGAACAGGTAGGTCTCAGCCGTCAGGTCACTGTGCGGGATAGCCACGGCAATCGTGCCCGCCGAGGTGCTGGTGATCGTGATCGCGGGGGAACCGCCAGCGGAAGACAGCAACAGGGCCGATCCGTCAGGAGTTCCGGCCGCCGTCTTGAGGTACATGTTCACGGTCGCCCCGGTCAGGTTCAGCGCCGAGCTGTTGCTGGTCAGGGCGAAGTCAACGGTCTCGTCGTTGTTCTCCGCGAGCTGGATACTGACCTGCTGCATTGTCCATCCCGTCGCAGTTCCGCCAAGGGTGTTTCCATATGTAACGGTACCGCCCAGTGCAGCGGTTGTCTCTGTTCCGCCGCTGGTGGTGTCGAGGGAGACGACCGTCCCGTTGCCGCCGCTGGTAGCGTCCAGGGAGGTCACGTTGCCCCCGCTGCCGCCGTAGTTCACCTGGCTGGCCGTACCGCCGT